ACTCCAAATACCCACACTCGCACAATCTACGGATTACTTCCATCTTTTTACTCTCTTTCTAATATACTCTTCTCTACACTCTTTCTTCAATTTTTTTTTCTGGGGGTTCCGACCCCCTACGACGGGAATATTATCCGTCATGACGACGCCTCTCTTATTACCCATTTCAAACACTATTATACTTACATACTGTTTCAAATAATACTGTCTAATTCTTACTCTCACTATAGTCTCATATATAACTTCTTATATTTCTCTACTGCGTTTCTCTTTATTATTTCATTTAATTCCGCATATATATCTTCCCTTTCGATTTTATTATACTTTCCACCACATATCTTCGACATTATATTCTCGGGGTCTAATGTCTCGCAGATCAAGTTGTTTACCATCATCTTATCATGCTTCTTGAGAAGGACATTGTACAATGTCTCTCCATTATATGCTATTCTCTTTACACCTTCGCACTTCTCCACCAACTCATTTGCCTTTATCATCGATCCCTTGTAATACACCCTATGCTCTTTACTTATTTCCGTATCCGCACTTGGTACGTTATTCATTAACGCGTTCTTTCCTATCAAAACTATCTCTTCAAACAACGGCCTTGTCCTGGTTATTGCCACTATCTCCTTCCCTCTTATTGTGTGCTTGGATGGATTCAACTTCTCGATTGCTACCTCTCCTTGGTCCGTTCTCACTGGCGTTCCTGCCGGGAAACATATCGGCACCATCGACTCGCTTGTTACTCCAGCTGCCAACACGTCTACTGTTATTATGATTGACCCATCACTCAACACCACCACAAACTTATTTACATTTACCTCCAACTCTTCCGCGTACACTTCCTTTACCTTATTTATCAATTCAACCTTTTGTTCTTCTGATAGAGCGCTCAGATTTCCTGCCGGAATTGTTAATCGCGCTCTATATGCTATGTTACTATCCGACGGGACTTCCTCTATCGCACTGCTTATACCTGCCGCGTTTACGCTCATCGACGATAACAGATTTATTAATCCTGTATTACTTATCACTCGTGATGCTATTTCTTCTATTGTCGGAGGTATTAATATCGTCACATTTACACCAAAAAATGACACTGGTCCCACGCTTGGGGAGGTAATGTTTAATCCGTTCGGCGAGGGTAAATATACTGTCGTCAAACTTGTCGCACCATTGAACGCATTGAAGCCAATGCTGGTTACACCTGCTGGAATGCTTATTGAGGTCAAACTTGACGCACCTCGGAACGCGTTATTTCCAATGCTGGTTACATTTGCTGAAATGCTTATTGAGGTCAAACCTGTCGCATAATTGAACGCATATGTGCCAATGCTGGTTAATAAGGAACCTTCAGCAAATGTTAATGAGGTCAAACTTGACGCACCGTCGAACGCACCTGAGCCAATGCTGGTTACACCGGATGGAATGGTTACTGATGACAATCTCACCTCAGCGAAAGCCCAATCACCCAATGAATTTACGGATTCCGGAATTATATATGAACCTGTTTTACCGCAAGGGAACGAAACTAATACGGTTTGACTTTTATTAAATAATACGCCATCAAGAGATGATGAATAATTTGCGTTATTTTGGTCAACTGTAATGCTTTGTAAATTGGAACATCCTTGAAATGTATCACCATCGACAAAAGTTGTTACACTTGCTGGAATGTTTATCGAGGTCAAACTTGTCGCTCCATAGAACGCGTAAGCGCCAATGCTGATTACACCTTCTGGAATGGTAACGGAGGTCAAACTTGACGCACCGTCGAACGCACCATTTCCGATGCTTGTATAACCATCTATAATCGCACTAGTAGCACCGCTTAAATTACCAGTGCCATTAGTTAGTTCACCACTACCTGAAAATATTTTAAAAGTAGTAACGGTAACGTCCGTTTTTCCACCTATTGTTTGTCCTGCTCCTGCTGCGCCAGGAAAATTAGCACCGCCTAATCGATCAACGGAAACTGATGCGCTGGTTAAACCTGAACCTAAAAACGCATAATAGCCAATGCTGGTTACACTTGCTGGAATGGTTATCGAGGTCAACCTTGTCGCATTAAAAAACGCATAATTTCCAATGCTGGTTACACTTGCTGGAATGGTTATCGACTCTATACCTACGTATCTAAAAGCAAACATATTTATATTTTTAAGACCATTATTCAATATTATCGTTCTTAATGTATTGTTATCAGATTCTAATAATATCGCAAATGACCTTCCTTCTATAGTTTCAACACTTGACGGAACCGTATACGACACACGACTACTTCCTGTTGGATACTTCAACAATATCGTTTTGTTTTTATTAAATAATACGCCATCGAGGGATGAATAATCATTATTATTCTCGTCTACCAAAATACTTTCTAATTTTGATGTGTAAGCGAACGCACCTTCTCCAATGCTGGTTACACCTGCTGGAATGGTTATCGAGGTCATTAACACATAACCGAACGCATATGAGCCAATGCTGGTTACACTTGCTGGAATGATAATCGAGGTTAAACTTGACATCTTATAGAACGCATAATTTCCAATGCTGGTTACACCATATGGAATGGTTACTGATGACAATCTCACCTCAGCGAAAGACCAATTACCCAATGAATCTACAGATTCCGGAATTATATATGAACCTGTTTTACCGCAAGGGAATGAAACTAATACTGTTTGACTTTTATTAAATAATACGCCATCAAGAGATGATGAATAATTTGCGTTATTTTGGTCAACTGTAATGCTTTGTAAACTGGAACACCCTTGGAATGTATCGCCATCGGCAAAAGTTGTCACACTTGCTGGAATGTTTATCGAGGTCAAACTTGTCGCTCCATAGAACGCAGCAGCACCAATACTGATTATACCTTCTGGAATGGTAACGGAGGTCAAACTTGACGCACCTTCGAACGCACCATTTCCAATGCTGCTTACATTATTCCCTCCTAAAGTTGTTGGAAGAACTAATGCGCCAGAATAACTTTTTGGTGAAAAACCTGTTATTGTTGCGTTAGAACCGCTTACTGAATACCCGATTGTAATCGCACCCGTACCATTCGGCGTTAAAACGCCCGTAGTAGAATCAACGTCAAACTTCTGACTCATTCTATTATATATATATATATATATTTCCTGCCTTGTCTGCCTTGTCTGCCGACGGCTTTCTTCAAATAAGGCGGATGAGAGTCCGACCCTCTACAATGGTTCGCAACAATAATATACACCATAACATATTACAAACAAATAATATTATCTCTCAACACGTATTACATCTGATAATATTATTCACTTCTCATACACTTCTACTTTTTAAAATTTTGAGACATACATAACCTTACGTATCCCACTATATCATTTTCTATGAAGATTTTTGTCAACTCCTTGTATATTCGTCGTTTCTCACTCGTTTCATACTTTCCTGTCTCTATTTTTGCCATGATATTCTCCGGGTGTAGCGTTTCGCATTCCATATTGTTTACCATCATCATTCCATGCTCCTCTAATAATACGTTATAAAGTATTTCTTTATTATAAGGAATGAACAACACATTTTCACACAAACCAACCAATTCTTTCGCTTTCACCATCTTTCCATTATAGCAGACACCATGCTCATTGCTTATTCGCGTATCCGCGCACGGCACATCTTTTCCTAACGCGTCCTTTTTGATACACACAATATATTTATCTAACGGTGTACTTTGCGTTATCGCAACTATTCGTTTCCCTCCTATTGTATCCTTGTCCGGATTCAACTTCTCTATTGATACTTCTCCTTCATCCGTTCTTACCGGCGTTCCTGCCGGAAAACATATTGGGAGTGTTGAGGATGTTATTCCTTCTTTCAATACATCTACTGTTACTACGATTGACCCTTCACTCAATGTTACTACGAACTTATTTTCATCTACATCCATCTCTTCTGCGTAAACTTCCTTTACCTTATTTATCAAACCAACCTTTTGTTCTTCGGACAGAGCATTCAGATCTCCTGATGGGAACGTTATTATTGCTCTATATGCTACGTTACCGTATGACGCGGCATCCTTTATTGAACTGCTTTTATCTGACGTGTCTACGCTCATCGACGTTAACAGATTTATTAAACCCGTGTTACCTATTACTGCTGTTGCTAGTTCAGTTCTACTTAGCAGACGTAATGATATCGCAACATTTAATCCATAAAAACTCACTGTTTCCACACTTGGGGAGGTAATGCCTAATCCGTTCGACTTAGGTAAATACACAGTTGTCAATCTTGACGCACCTTCGAACGCATTTGAGACAATACTGGTTACACTTGCGGGAATGCTTATTGAGGTCAAACTTGTCGCATTATAGAACGCATAATCTATAATGCTGGTTACACCTCCTGGAATGGTTATCGAGGTTAAACTTGACGCATCATAGAACGTACCTGAGCCAATGCTGGTTAATAAGGAACCTTCAGCAAATGTTAATGAGGTCAAACTTGTCGCATTATAGAACGCATGATTTCCAATGCTGGTTACACCTGCGGGAATGCTTATTGAGGTCAAACTTGACGCTTTATTGAACGCATTAATTCCAATGCTGGTTACACTTGCTGGAATGCTTATCGAGGTCAAACTTGTCGCATTATAGAACGCATAATTTCCAATGCTGGTTACACCATATGGAATGGTTATCGAGGTCAAACTTGTCGCTTCACTGAACGCATAATTTCCAATGCTGGTTACACCTTCTGGAATGGTATAAGTTGTTCTTGTATTACCAATTGGATATTGTATTAATTTGCTCACAGCTTTATTAAACAATATACCACCAACCGTACTATAATTAAGATTGGATGAATCTACATCAATAGCAGATAAACTTGACATACCTAGGAACGCGTTAGCGCCAATGCTGGTTACACTTGCGGGAATGCTTATTGAGGTGATTGACACTTGATAGAACGCATAATTGCCCATGCTGGTTACATTATTTCCTCCTAAAGTTAATGGAAGAGCTAATGCGCCAGAATAACTTTTTGGTAAAAAACTTGTCATTGTTGCGTTAGAACCGCTTACTGAATACCCGATGGTAATCGCACCCGCCTCGTTCGGTGTTAAAACGCCCGTACTAGAATCAACGTCAAACTTCTGACTCATTCTATTATATATATATATATATTTTTGCCTTGTCTGCCTTGTCTGCCGACGGCTTTTTCTTTCTTGTCTGCCTTGTCTGCCGACGGCTTTTTTCTTCCTTGTCTGCCGACGGCTTTTTTGCGGTCGACAGAAACACGTGTTCAAATACTATTATATTATATTATGAAATATAATATAAATATTTATTGTTCTGATACTATATATGTCATCTACAGACAACAACCAGATTATTAGCTCTGATAAAGAGAAAGAAAGACGGCCATCTATTATGGATATAATTAAGGAAAAACAAAACGACCAAGATTTTAACCAAAAGCTCAATGTCGCGATTACTCTCGTGATGGAACTATTTAAGGTATTAATGGGCGCATTTTTAGTGGTCTTCGTACCCCAGAAGTGTGGCGACGGTATTTGTTCAATTGAACAAAACATTAATCGCGAAGATGATTTGTCGAAATCAGCCCTATCTTTTAATATTATTACAGCACTTTCATTCTTGGCACTATATTTTGTAGAAGTTAAGAGAGAAAACAAAATGATTAACTATTTAGAAGTAAATCGTTTCACCCCGGTAGACAATGAATCGGTTGGCAAAGCATTGGAAAAGCTATCATCCGTAAAAAAACAAAACATTTGGGATTATGATGGATACTATCAGAAGGCAGGATATACGACTACCGCGGCATTCATTATAAACGCAATACTAAGTATTATTGTATTACATGATAATTATTTAGACAGTAAGACGGTTACTGTATTTTTAACAAATATACTATTGATGGGGCTTAAAGTAGCCGACGTATTTTCAACGGTAAATACCAAGAAGAATGTATTTTACAGTGCTTACTTAAAAAATAAGGTTCAGTTCAACGACGTTGATCCTGATAAAATTCAACTGCTCACTGACGACGAGCCATCTAGTGATGTAACAAATGAGGCAACAGAAACTACACGCCTCAATATAGATAACGTTGAACTAAATAATACTAAGTCACCTGATATTGAATCAAACGAAGAACCCGTCATTGAATCTAATTCTCAACCAAAGGTTGACACAATATCTGATATATCTCAATCAGTTGAGGCCGATGGTTCTATTGATGTTCCTGTTGATACGTCTACAAATACACATGACATTATTTTTCAAGATTCACAACCAGATGAAGAAAAATCAGAAGACAAGGCAGTCGAACTTCCAACCCCGGCAGATAATTCAGTATGAGTCAACCGTTCCACAATAAAAACACGCTTGTAAATTTTCTTACCTTCTTTCGTATACCCAGCACTTATCCTCTTTGGTGTCATTTTATAATGACACGAACGTAATATCTGCCTGACAAGATTTAAAAATGGCCATTTTTGGTTTTCTTCCGCATTTGATTGAAGCGAAGTCAAGGCAGAAGAAGTGAATACATGTTTCAAAATGGAGATATCTTCTTTTACTGAATTATATAAAACAGTATCTAAAAATATTTCTCTGGGTATTATCATCCCATTCAGGTCATCAAAACTAGTGATAGCAATTTTACACTTTGTTAAAAAAGATTTAATATAATCTGTTTGTTGTTTGTTCATATACAATGAATATGATGCATTTTTTAAGTTTTTATTTGATGTTATTTTATGTATTCTTTCACACGTTCAGTTTTAGTTGCCAAATAATTCGGGAATACTATAATCATTCCCATTTTTTACATATTTGGCAATAACACGTGGATTTTTATTATTTGAAATAATATCTTCCGTGTCGTATACATTATTATCATTATCAAGATAGTATACAATGCCTTTGATATCAATCGCATTTACTTCTACCTTTTTTGTGGTCGTTAATGGTTCCTTATCACTAATCATACCATGTGGTGTTCCCTTACTATGTGTTCCACAAAATTGACAATCATCTTGTTTACGTCGTGTACATTGTTCGCCATTTGCCCTCTTAGCACAACATCTTTCATACACAGGAACCATACTTTTTACCCTCTTTCTTTTCATAAAATCATCCTTATTTAAATCAAAATTATTATATTCGTATACATAGGTAATTAGATTACTCATATCTGTACGTGACGGATTAGATTGAAATGACTGAATTTTTTCAGCCAAATCGGTTTTAAATCCATGAATATAATCTCCAATCTTCTTGTTTAAACGTCTCTCCATATTTCAAACGATAATATATTATTTATAATAATAATTCTGTTCAATTTTTATTATATTTGCGCAATAAATTACCTATATCGATATACATATATTTATTCTATTTTCTTCTCTTCTTGGTCGTCTGCCGACGGCTCCTCTTGGTTGTCTGCCGATGGCTCCTCTTGGTTGTCTGCCGATGGCTCCTCTTGGTTGTCTGCCGACGGCTCCTCTTGGTTGTCTGCCGACGGCTCCTCTTGGTTGTCTGCCGATGGCTCCTCTTGGTTGTCTGCCGATGGCTCCTCTTGGTTGTCTGCCGATGGCTCCTCTTGGTTGTCTGCCGACGGCTCCTCTTGGTTGTCTGCCGACGGCTCCTCTTGGTTGTCTGCCGACGGCTCCTCTTGGTATGCTGATTGTTCTTCCTGGTTTTCCTGGTCGTCTGACGACATCTCCTCTTGACCTTCCTGGTATTCTTGGTTGTCTGACGACGTCTCCTCTTGATCTTCCTGGTCTTCCGGATCCTCTGCTGTCTGCTCTTCTTCAACTTGAATAGTTGATTGTTCTTCATGTTCATCTTCATCTTCACATTCATCTTCATTTTCTATCTCGTCATTATTGGGGGGTATGTTATCACTCTCTAAATATTCACTATTTTCACTATTTTCACTATTTTCAAATATATTCTGTAATAAGGACTTCGTATTATTGTAAAAAGGTGGACCTAATGCTAATACCGGTTCTTCAACTACATCAACTGTAGCTGTTCTTTTCACGTTTAGTGTGATAGATGGTTGTTGAATTGGACTAAAGTCCTGTTGATAATTTTCGGTGATATCATCGTCGGTTGAAGAACTATATGGGCTTTTATTTCCTATAATAGAACGTCTTAAATCTTTTGCAGCGCGTTTATTTAATCCGTTCATGTTCATGTCATTCATCAGCGTATTATTATCCTTTCGTTTGCCGATTAAACCTCCTTCGAATGTAATTTCCGCATTCAATTGTGCTTCTAATAAACTAATCTTTGTAATTAATCTCTTTAATAATTTTTCATGAATATGATAGAAGAAGTCAAGATATTTTTCATATAATACAATTTGTTCCTTTAACACGATAACCTCGTAATTAAATGTAGATACAAAATTATTTACGTTTAGTCCATAGTCTTGATTTGTTATATATGAAGTTAAATCATGCTCTTTATCACGTAACACATTAATTAAATGAGAAATAATACCAATAATATCTTCGTTCAACTGAACAATAAAAGAAAAGTCATAGTGTTTTTCATGGTTTAAATCATCATACTTGGGATATTTCTTGTTTTTCAATGTCTCACTTAATTTATTATCTATCTGACTTTTCACTACATATTCTACAATTAACTTGTACAGTTTATAATACTCGCCATACATGCGGTTAATAAGAATATTATAATATTCATTCAAATACTTGTATTCACGTTTTAGCAAATTATTTTGGAAATAAAATGAGTCCAAACTAAATATAAATATATTTGTATCAGCGGTCTTTATTTGCTTTGTACGTTTGATAAATTCATTATAAACTTCGGTTAGTTTAGAAATACGACCCTCTAAACCTTCAAATAAGGTTCCAATTTCGTTACGCATTTCTCTCACTTTATCAAATATTACTTTGACTTTCAATAATTTATCATCCATTTACTATTTATTTAGATAATAAAACAAAAATAATTTTATTTTTATACTTTATAATGGAAAATACAAATGAAGAGATATCACAGGACCACGATGAAATAGTAACAGAAAAACCGCTAATTAAAGATATCGAATGGAAAACCGAGCATGAAATCATATTGGTTGAATGGGCTGATAAAGCAATGTGTTATAGATGGTTACACGCTAGGTCACACCAAGCATATTCGAAAACAAACGCATGGTTTACAATTCCTGTTATTATCATGAGTACATTAACTGGAACCGCGAACTTTGCCCAAGACCGTTTCTCTACTGAGATTAGACCGTATATGCAAATGGCAATTGGGGCCGTTAATATTTTCGCAGGTATTTTAACTACCATCGCTCAATTTTTAAAGGTAGGTGAATTAAATGAAGCTCACCGTGTCAGCTCTATTTCTTGGGACAAATTTTATCGCAATATTAAAGTAGAACTTGCCAAATCCAGAAATGAACGCACTAATGTTGGACACATGTTAAAAATGTGTAAAGAAGAATTTGATAGACTTATGGAAACGAGTCCTACCATAAACGAAAAGATAATTGCTCAGTTTAATTATACCTTTCCAAATAATAAATCGTCGGTTGACGGTGACGGTGACGATAAAACAAAGATGACAAAGAAGACAGATATTAAGCGACCTGAAATATGTAATGAATTAATAAGCACTGCTGACATTGTATTCGTGCCAATAGAAACAGACGATAACGAGAGAAAAATGGTTGAATTAGTTCGCAAAAAAAATAGAATTAAGGCAAATTGTGAAAAAGAAGTAAACGAATGGGTAAGTAAATTTAAAGAAATACACGAGAGAAACCCGTTAGAAAGTGAGATACTAGACAACCTACAGGACAAAATGCATCCAGATGTCCTCAATAAAATAGTAAAAAAGGTAATTACCGGATTTGAAACACAAATTGGTGAACAATCTGCTTTAAATAATGTGTAAATAGTTTACACCGGTCTTCAAGTGAAGTAGTTTTCTGGTTCTGGTAAAAATCCCCAGAACAAAACAATAGCAAAAAACCATAGCAAATAACTACCGTAAAATTGTACTTCAACGCCTAAAAATGTCATTATTAATGAAATTAGATAATTAATAGCTATGATAGCTATTAATATGTATGCGATAGTTGTCATTTTCATGTTATATACACCATTGAGAAATAAAATATTCTACGCTTTGACATTAGAGAAAATATCCATTTCGTTTTTAAAAATCCATATTGGTCCTTCTGTATCCGGTTTCTCGTCTGCATTCATAATAATATAGTTATGACCGGCAAGTTTGGAATAGGCATCACTAAATTCTACATCGTCCACAAAACAAATGGTCCTAATATTATCATTTTTTTTGAATTTTCGTAGTCTAATTAACGGTCCATTTTCTCTCTGACAGTATTGAATAGTTCTTGATTTCTTTACATACTCGACATGTTTGTCTTCAATGTTAGTGTATAAAATAATTGGATTTGAATACACAGTAGACGATGACCCACACATTAAATTACTTATTTCACAATTTCGAACAAAAAAATGAACAACACGTGGGGTTATTTCCTTTCCAAAGTAATGTTTATTTACGATAATATCTCCTATTGTCATCCAATTGTCAGTATCGTTATTATCTCTAACTTGAATAAATAAGTAATCCAACCCTTCCATTTTTAGATGCCCCTTTATTCGTTTACTACCTTGTAGTTTAATTAATGTGGACGTAACTACCTTCAATGGATCGTCTAATTGTTTCATTGAAATAGAGATAAAATCATCTATTATATGGAATTCAACCACATAATGTCCATTGTAATTATTTATTCTGTATACAATAAGGTGTAGTTTGTCTCTATAGGTGGTTATCTCGTCCATATTAAACGGTAGTTTGTCTATATATGGATGTTGTAGAAGGTCTACTAGAATGGTAGCATGGATATGTTGCGTATTATATAATGGTCGAATATCATTGGTTTCATTATCACTGTCCGTACTACTACTCTCTGTATCATTATTGTCGAGTAATTTATTATAATTCACTAAGTTACTATAATTCATTAATTTACTATAATTCATAATATGATAAATTATAAATTATAATGTACGAAAGGGTTTATATTATTTTTCCACCTTGCGTTTTATAGATTCCTTAATAGTTTCCTCTCTACTGTTCAAAATATGATTACTTACTTCTTGCGCTAATTCAACGTCATCTTTAAAATAAGCATGGAGCGCATCATATAGTGATTTTTTATTAATTGGTTTTTTATGCTTTGATTTGGCATACACTAACTTGCCGTCATTAATATCAAAACAGTCAATTTCATTTGATTTCATCACATCCACCAATGAGGTCGTTAGACTTTTCTTTTCTTCTCTTAAAGTTTTCATCTTTTTTTGAAGTAAGTTCATATCATTATCAATTTGTATCCATCCGCGAATATGTTTTATTAATTCTTCTTTTGTATCCATTACATATATACATTTTTTATATTTAATTTCTTTTGGCCTAATTATAATGTATACATACTTTATGGGCGGTGTCATTATCATACTGAAATATTATACTTCCAAATTGTTATGGTACTTGTTTCGAATTACGATATAACCATAAACCAGCCAGCGTAAATGAAATCATTGTATACTAACATATGTATTTTTTCTTGTCCTCATTGTCCAAGTAGACGCTTTTACTAATCGACCTGACAATTTTTCCAGTTTCCTTTTCATCAAAGTCTACATCAGTCATGATATTACAAATAAGTTCTGTAAATTTTATTTGTTTATTCTCTACCGTATCCCATCCTATGTTTGCTTCTTTCCATCTACATATCAACGTTCTTTTTTTTCTTATCAGGGTTTTTATGCCATCTACTACCTTGAGCAATTCGGTATCCTTTTCCCATATATCCGCTTCCTTCACGTAGAGGGTCTTTCTTGTGGCATCCGTACAATGTATTGGTCTTTCCAGTATATCCAATTTATTTAGGCCATTGGTGATCATATTGGTAATGGTCTTTGTTAAGCCATTTTCAATGGTGCTATCATACGTTGCTGCCGTTATAGGCAATGAATCTATGAAATCCGTCAAATTCATGGCGTTCTTACAATGCTCATTTAAAAACATTTGAATATTAAACTGATTATTTGTCGTATTATGACTGTTGGTTGTATTGTGAGAATTGCTCCCGATAGTCGGCATAATTTCCATCATCTTTTCCATAACATCTTGGTTTTTCAAAAGTAACTTCACCAGTAATTCCTTATCTATTTCAAATTTAGGCGGAACATTAGACAATGTAGTACTATTCGTGGTTTGGGGGATGTAGCAGTTTTTTTTATGTCGCCACATGGTTGTCCTGCTACATAAAATAATATTACATGTCTCGCATTTATAGATTTTCTTATTTTTGGTGTCACCAAAGTGTTTCAAACCTGTTTCATTTGTTTCATTTTTATGTTTACGTGTTATAATATGTCTCGACCATTCACATTTCTTACTACATATATAGTTACAACTGGTACATTCGTATTTTTCGGCGATTTCAGGCGTCACTTTTGTTTCATTTTGTTTCATATAATGAAACATAGATAAAATATTCTAAATCATTTCATAAAATATTAAAATTTTACAATAACAAATTTTTATTTTTTAAAATGAAAATGAGAGCATTATGGTCTAAAACGCATTTTTCACACTTTTTCCAATCCTATTTCCAAAAATAAAAAAACTACACAAAAATACCCTGTGTAATTTTTCAAAATCGAAAATCAAATTGAAAAACACGAAAAAAGTGACTTTGCTACATCTATCAAAAGCACACCACTTTTTTTGGTTGAAAAAGCCTCCCTACATATGTAGGTAACCACTACATGAACAAATATTTAATATTCCTAATAATAAATAACCTACATAGTGTAGATAGATAATACATGGAATATATAATGTCCTAAATACGACAAATCTATAATAAAAATATACATTTCCTGTTTTTGGAGGATAAGTTACGGTTAACTGAACCATTACAATAAATATATTCCAATAGGTATGTAAACATATTTATTCAACACAAGTATTTTTTCTTCTCTTCACTATCCAAGTAGACACTTTTACTAATCGACCTGACAATTTTTCCGGTTTCTTTTTCATCAAAGTCTACATCAGTCATAATGTTACAAATAAGTTCTGTAAATCTCATTTGCTTACTCTCTACAGTGTCCCAACCTCGGTTTGCTTCTTTCCATCTACTTATCAATGTCCTCTTCTTTCTTATCAGGGTTTTTATGCCCTCTACTACCTTGAGCAATTCGGTATCCTTTTCCCATATATCCGCTTCCTTCACGTAGAGGGTCTTTCTTGTGGCATCCGTACAGTGTATTGGTCTTTCAAGTATATCCAATTTATTTAGGCCATTGGTTATCATATTGGTAATGGTCTTTGTTAGGCCATTTTCAATGGTGCTATCATAGGTTGCTGCGGTAATAGGTAATGAATCAATAAAATCCGTCAAATTCATGGCGTTCTTACAATGCTCATTCAAAAACATTTGAATATTAAACTGATTATTTGTCGTGTTATGACTATTTGTATTTGTAATGCTAGGTGATATATGTACAATCTTTTCCATGAACATATTCATAAACTCTTGGTTTTTTGACATAACCAATTCTATCATTTTCTCAGTCAACAAAGCATGGTCTATTGGAATAACCGGAATGGTTTGTTTATAATTACACTTGTTTTTATGTTTGTATAAAGAGGAGTCGTGTTTATATTCTTTTCCACAATCACACTTGAATACAGTAGTTGGGTTTTTTGAGGTAATTCCGTTAGCATTTACTAGCCTATCGTGTTTACGTGTCGTTAAATGACGCATATAATCCTTTTTATTATACGTTAAGAAGTAACACTTTTTACATTCAAAATTATAGTTGCGGGTTTTGGGGTTTTCTAGGGGTAATATATTAGCCATTTACTAGTATAATAGACTAATAGAAAAAACCCCTAAATACTTTCGCAAGTAAAAGATATAAAATATTAAAATTTTACAATAACAAATTTTTATTTTTTAAAATGAAAATGAGAGCATTATGGTCTAAAACGCATTTTTCACGCTTTTTCCAATCCTATTTCCAAAAATAAAAAAATTACACAAAAATACCCTGTGTAATTTTTTAAAATCGAAAATCAAATTGAAAATCATGAAAAAAGTGACTTTGCTACATCCATCAAAAGCACTCCACTTTTTTTGGTTGAAAAAGCCTCCCTACATATGTAGGTAACCACTACATGAATAAATATTTAATATTTCGAATAATAAACAACCTACATGGTGTAGATAGATAATATTCCGACTACATCATGTCACAAATATGACAAATCCATATTAAAAATATACATTTCCCGTTTTTGGAGGATGAGTTCAGGCCATGTAATATTCATACGTTAGTCATATAGGAGTACCCCGTCTGTACAACATTTAGTGGGAGAGGTGTCGTTTACAGTATATGCTAGTTATATCAGTTATTTTACACCCACATAATTGTCCTCGTCTTTTTCCGGACTGTAGAACTCCGGCACATGTACGGATAGCCACACTTTTCTTTCCAATCGGTGTATCAGCGGGCGGTGTAGTTTTATTAGAGGAATTTGTCATTTTAGCAGACATTGTATTGTGATGGACAGAACAATAACAGCCAGCTACATCATAGTAAGCTGGTTTTGAACAAACATTGTCTTTATTTTTACCATTTTTGAAAGTATATTTGCATGTATGGTAATTCATGCACATTTTTTCAGGAGTATTTACACCAGAAATAAATCGTATTTCCTTGTTTACTCGTACATGTGGCAATAAAAAATCAAACTTCTGTCTACAATATGGACATTTAATTTCGTTAAACATGAGTTTGTCATTATTTAGATAAGATGTAGGCGAATATGTTTTTTGTAAAACAACTTCTTTGTAAAGTGGAAAAAAATTAAATTCGTGATTACATGGCAATTTGATACTATTTTTATCAAGTGGTAAATTAGTAAGTAAGCATACATCATCCCCTTCGTCGTCTTCGTCATCATCTATTTTATTCAGTTCATCGTAAAAGTTTATATTTCCTTCCAAAACAATATTCATGTATATAATCAAAAATTATAATAACTCTTTATATATATTTAATAAAGAATGGCAAAGGAATGGGGACCTTGTACTTGGTATTTGTTCCACACTTTAGCAGAAAAGGTAAAGAACGACAGTTTTCTCCTCGTCAAAGACGGATTAATTTCAATAATAAAAAAAATATGTAGTAATTTACCTTGCCCGGAATGTGCCGGACATGCTCAGCATAAAATGAATACATTAAACGTAAATAGTATACGTAGCAAAAGAGATTTACAACTCATGTTATTGTCGTTTCACAACGAGGTTAATCAACGCACAGGCAAACCTATATTTACAGAACAACAGTTAGACAGTAAATACAATACAGCGGTTACAACGCAAATAATACAATATTTTTTTCAAATATGGCAAAAACCGGTTCCTAACCCTAAATTGCTGACAGCTAGTTTTCACAAAAGTCAAATATTAAAAGAGTTTATTAGTTGGTGGAATACGAACAACGTCCATTTTATCAATTAGATTCATATAGGTAAATATTTATCAAGTAGGTAAATATTTATCAAATAGGTTCAGTTCAGACGCCTATTGTTCGCCTATTGTTCGCCGATAAGTTCTCCATTTTTATACAAACGGCACTTAAAACTTTGTTTTTTAGGTCGTGAACAAATAACATTATTAGAGGCTTCTATGTTAAAAAATAGCAAGTCATTGTGACCAGTAGAATAAAATAAAATAAACCAGATTATACCTAAGACAAACCCAACTAAACCACCTAAAGCTACGCCACTAAATGTCGTACACCCCCCCATTATTTTCGTCCCGGCGTCTAATACCAAGAGACCAGTAACAAACATTAGAACGGGATAATTTATACCAGAAATATATTGCATAGGTAAGTATAAATATGCCAAGGTAAAGGCGATAAACATACTATTAAATGCTGGACTAACATATTCATTCAAATTAAATGGAAAATCAATTAAATTACAGGAGGGAGGTACAAGCGTTTGTGATTTTACTTTAAGTGTATTCATAATAAACAAATTAATCAATGAAGCGATTAATACACCTCCTAAATACACCATACCTTTAATGTCGCTATTAAATATGGAAAGCATGACAAGACAAAATGCTAATAAAATAGGAGATATTGCCGCAAAAAATTGTAACAAATTACTAAAATTTAATTGCATACCCATTATTGGTTTGTATACAATAACCCAATATTTATTTATTTTTCGAAAATAAGTTCTAATACTTGGTGAATATTTTCTACAGAATGGAAGACAATTCCATCTAAAAGCCCTGTATCCTTGTATTTTTCAACAAAAGAGTTATAGTCCTTCACATTTTCTTTTGGAAAAATAAATTCCTTCACTCCGCCCTTTATACCCCCCAATATTTTCAAATCAAGCCCTCCTATAGCAGTGACACACCCTTGTAAGTTAATTTCACCTGTAATCGCAATGGTATTCTTAATTTTCTTATTGGTAAAGAGACTATAAAGAGTACATGTAATAGCAGTTCCAGCACTAGGACCGTCCTTTGGAACTGCTCCCTCCGGACAATGAATATGGATGCCCTGCATTTTAGTTTCTTCGTATTTTTTCAAATTGTCCTTCATAATATCCGGTTCAACTAAAGAGGAAGCCAATGTTTTTGCCACGTTCATACTTTCCTTCATAACGTCACCTTGTAGACCAGTTAATTTTAATTCCATAAAAGAGGTAGATGGAAAATATCTTGTTTCTATTGGAATAATTCCACCTTGCCCCATGGAATTCGCCCACAACCCGTTAATAACTCCAACAGATGACACGATAGGAATCGTTTTCTCCAGTTTTTCGTGACGTTCCTTTAAATACTTGGTTTTTATCTCGTCGTTTGAGATGCGGATAGGTAGCTCAATGGTTGCGTAATTTTTCAAACACGAAAGATTAATTTCGCCGACTATTTCAAATAGCAACTCCTTAAACTTTCGAATACCCGGTTCGCTTGTATAATTTTCTATGATATAGATTATATTTTCATCACTTATTTCAATACAATTACCAATACCCATTTTTTTCTCTATTTCTGGAAGCAAATGTTTTCGTGTGATATCTAACTTGTCTTCAAGTGTTAAATGGTCAAACTGAATACGATGAATTCGGTCCAATAAAATACGGTCTATTGCGCTTACATCATTATAAGAAAAAATAAATAGCGCCTTCGACAAATCCAAATCAATGCCATTGAAATACTTGTCTTGGAAACACGTATTTTGTGTGGAATCAATTAAATGGGTTAATATACCAATAATCTCCTTGCCATGCTCGGTTTTACTAACCTTGTCTAATTCGTCGATAAATATAATCGGATTCATACATTTGTTTTTAATTAAAATATCCGTAAACTTGCCCCATTCAGAACCAACATACGTATAATTATGACCGTTTAAAGTACTTCCATTATCTTGACCCCCCATTGCGATGAAAGAAAATGGTCTGGTTTCACCATTTTCGTCAACCAAACACTTTGCCAACCCTTTATTAGCAAACGTAGTTTTACCACATCCAGGCGGACCTTCAAATCCAAAACTATATCCTCCTTGTTCGCCATTAATCCACTGGGCTATTATGCGTTCAATTTGTATTTTTGCTTTATCGTGACCATGAACCGCGCCATCTAGTGTAGATTTGACATTATTCATATAATTGTTTATATCTTGCCATTTGTTCTCAATATCTTTAATGTCTTCCAATATAGTGTCGGTAGTCACATAATTTGACATACTTTTAATATTTGAAAGGGACTCAATAACCGTATCATTATTTTTGAACAATTCAATAAAGTTTTTAATTTCTTCTTTCATAAACTCTATTTTTTTACCAGAGTGGAGTAGTTTATGTTGTTTAAGCTTGAACTTCTTTATAATATTATTAATGTTACATATATTTATAATCAACTCGTTTCGTTTGTCTGGTGTATAATTCAATATCAATGATTCAATAAACTTATGGTTCGTATTCCCGACATAGTCCTTTTTTATTTGCTCACATATATTTTTAATTTGTATATTTGTAACAGACTGTAATTCAAAATTTACAGTAAACTGAGGATCTATTTTAATAACCTTGTCTACGAGTTTTTTGAATACTACTTTTATTTTATCCATCACGGTTAGTATCCATTCTTGTTTGTATATGCCAAACGGAATTTTTAATAGGCCATCCAAGTAACTTCGCGCTTTAGAACCATTGTCATCCGTTTTTGATTTAACCTCTTTCAGTTTATTCATAGCCTTTTCTTTGACAGCATCGGGTGCTTTTAACAAACAAATTTGCTGTTCCAGGGGTATTTTACTGCTATCAATATTAGACAAACTATTTGTATAACTAATCGTTTGCTTCATTGCTTCTTTAAAAAAACTTTTTATTTTCCAAGGTAGACTGTCAAATAATAATGTTTGCTCGGTCGTATCAATCGTTCCATTAGTATCATTTGTTAACAAATCGTACAATAAATAGGCCAAATATTGGTATTCATGCTCGTCACTTTTCAACAACAATTGAATTAGAGTATTTCTTTGTCCATATAAATCGCTGTTTATAAATTCTTTCACCACTTGTGCTACTGGTTTTTGTTTTATTAATACGATTTGACTAATATAGCCTTGATATTTATTTATTAATTCGGATGTTGAATATACAATTAACTCTTTCAATGTTACTGAATAAATAAATCGCTGGAATACATTGACATCATAATCCGGATGAGACGACGATTCTTTGACTAATTCTGCGAGCTTTGTATTTAAATATTCGTTATCAATACATGTGATTAACAAATCATCTACTAAGCCAGAAACAATAACCGTTTTTTTCTCTTTTTCATTGTGAAAAGCAATCTTTATCCCGTATACCTTTGTTTGAAAATTGTCGTCTGTTCTACATAGATCAAAGCATTCCAAGTTGTTGGATTTTTCAATAATTGTAATATCATCCACAATCTTATTCTTCTCAATTGAACTATTAGAGGAAGCAACTCTATCTGTTTTCCAGGATATAATTTTAAACTGAAATGGATGAAAGTGCTTCTCTATTATGGAATATTTGGAATGACTCCATTCCACCGTATTTAAATAATTGTCACCAAATACTACATTTAACAAATCATGGATATTTTCAGTGCCATATTGTTTAAAAATGTTGTTCAAGTCATTACGAATATTTTCTAATTCGGTCTTGGCTTTGGCTACATTGGTTCCGTTTTTCAATAACAATTGGCAACTCGAGAGTTGAGCATATGTTTTTTCTAAATGTTGCGTGGCCTGGTTTAATTCGTTGGCGCCGAGAATATCCAATTGTTTGTATTTCTGAATAGATAATATGGTTTTTTGAATTAAATCGCGAAAATATAGTATTTGGTTAGCAAGTGTCGTTTGGATGCTATTTTGAGGAGACGACATCGGTTTATTATTGTTCCCATCGGAATTTGAAGGAATAATCGTATTTTTCATTAATATATTTAACGATTTTAATATTTCAATAAAATTTAATTATCGTTTTTTACATTTTTGGCTAAACTTATCGCCAGATACAATGATTTACAAAATGGTTTAAAAAAATAACAACAATGTAATATATATTACACACTACCATGGGAATACCAGCATACTTCTCATATATTATAAAAAATTATCCGCGTATTTTACAGAAATTTGAAAAAAAAAACGTCGTTCATAATTTGTTTTTAGATAGCAACTCAATTATATATGATATGATGCGGACAATTGACTACACAAATAACGATAACGTCTACGAACAAACATTAATTAATGCTGTATGTAAAAAGATTGAAACTTATATACAGCAAATATCCCCAACACGGACAGTATATATAGCATTTGACGGAGTAGCGCCAGTAGCAAAATTAAACCAACAAAAAAACAGGCGTTACAAATCATGGTTCATGGGTCAATATGATACTAGTAGTGCTGTTCAATGGAATAGTAGTGCGATTACACCCGGAACCGAATTTATGAATAAGTTAAATTTACAAGCTCGTTATCATTTTCGTAAACCATCCAGTTTTAATGTCAATCAAATTATTGTTAGCGGGAGTGATTATCCAGGGGAAGGAGAACATAAAATTTTTGACTATATACGTGAAAATAACGTGGAAATAAAAGATACAAAGAGTGTTATTTATGGTTTAGATGCCGATTTAATAATGCTCACAATGAACCACTTAGAGTATTGTAAAAACATGTATCTATTTCGCGAGACACCGGAATTTATAAAAAGCATCGATAGTTCGTTAGACCCAAATTACATGTACGTATTGGATATTCCTGAATTTAAAAACCAGTTAGTATTCTACTTGAATAACAATGTGTCTCCCACTACCGATGTAGAGAGGAACCGCGTTTTTGACTATATATTTTTATGCTTCATGTTAGGAAACGATTTTTTACCTCATTTTCCGGCACTTAACTTGCGTACTGGTGGAATGGATATTCTAATGGAAACATACCGTAAGGTATTGGGAAATAGCAAAAAAAATATCATCGTTGATGGAAAAATAGTGTGGAAGAATTTTCGTCTATTAGTAAAGGAACTCTCTGAACATGAAGACGCGTATATTGAAAATGACTATCATTTACGAAATAAGCAAGAAAAACGCCCGTTACGTATTGATGAAAATGCGAGTAAATTTGACAAAGAATTTCTTCATGCTCCATCAAAAGAACGTCAAGTAGAGAAATATATCAATCCGTCCGACAAGTTTTGGGAAAGTAGATATTACGATATGTTATTTGATATAGATATTGACGATGAACATAGAAAAATTATTAGTTTGAATTATTTAGAAGGTCTTGAGTGGACGTGGAAGTATTATAGTAGTGGTTGTGTAGATTGGCGATGGGCATATAAATACCATTATCCACCTTTGTTAAAAGATCTATTGAAGTACGTGCCATATTTTGATACAGAATTAATAGAACAACAACCACGTAATCCAGTTTCTGATAGAGTTCAATTGAGTTATGTTTTACCAAGACACAGTTTACATTTGTTGCCTAAAAAAATAGAAAATAGGTTACTACAACATTTTGGTCGTTTATATAAAACCGATTATGAGTTCAAATGGGCGTATTGTAAGTACTTTTGGGAGTGTCACGTGGAATTTCCTGAGATAAATCTTAGCGAACTAGAAAAGACAGTAAATGAATAAGTAATAAGTAATCGTTTGAAAGAACAGGTGTTATTCCAAACCAACGACCCTTTAGCCGTCGGCAGACACGACAGACACGACAGACAATATATTCTATACTAGCCGTCGGCAGACACGGCAGACAAATAAAAATATCGCGTAATTGTATACATTCCGAAAATATGAAAGAAACGATAGAACCAACGGATAAAAAACTATATGATAAGATAAAACAAGCAATATACAAAGAGCAACCGCAACATAGTGCGTATAGAAGTGGCAAAGTAGTAAAAGAATATAAAAAACGTTTTACCGCAAAATATGGAAACCGTAAAAAACCATACAGAGGTAATAAGACAAGAAAACGAGGATTGGCTCGGTGGTTCGATGAAAAATGGACGAATCAGAGAGGCGAGGTAGGGTATAAAAATAAAAGTGATGTGTACAGACCATCCATTCGAATAAATAAAGGCACTCCTACAACATTCGACGAATTAACACCCAAACAAATCACGAGGGCAAGACGTGAAAAATATAGAAAGGGACATGTTTCCAGATTTTTACAAAAATGAATATACTAGATGCTTGTTGATTGTAGATGTTTACAAACACTCGTATATTTGTTCATAATCTAAATTACTAGTGGGTTTGTCTGATGTCGTAATATAATCACCTATACACGACACATCGGACACATCAAATTTTGAAACACCTATTTTCATAGCATAATTTAGGATGTGTTTTATTTGTTGTCTATCAGATTGATTGTGTAAATGAAGACTAAATCTTTCAAAATCTACCTTTCGTCTGATAAGTTCATCTATAATGTATTTGAAATCTCTAAACAATAGTGAGCCATGTGTATCAGATAAACAGATCTCATTTATTTTATCAAAAGTATCATAATAAAACATAATTTCATTGATAATTTCATGTAAGCTTATTTTGCCAGTAATAGGACATGAGCTTACACACGAAACATACAATTTTATTTTATATTCATTGTCGTGTTTATGAACAGTATTTATCATATAGGGAAGTTCTTGTTTCGTTTGATGAATGGTTTTATTGAGATTTTTCATTTGAAACATATTGGACACTGATGTGGAAAATGAAAAGTTTTGTATATTATGTTTACATGCTATTTCTAGACTTTTCAAATTAGGAGTAAACATGTATATATCAATGGGATTAAGAGTATATAGGTAGGTAGATGACACCTCCTTAAATAATTCTAAAGAATTACAACTACTCCTCGATGGAGCTAGTTTATGAGAAACAATAGATCCTATTTCAATTGCGGACGGTCGTTTACGCATAAGAATATTTTCGGCTATTTGTAATTGTTCACTCATATTGTAAACTTTGGAAACAGACCGGAGGCCGTCGCGTAATGTAACATCGAATAATCGCAAAGGATTATTTTTTAATATCGAGGAATACATTTGTTTTGATAAATAATATAATATCATAAGAATAAATATTATATTATAACATCAATTTTCATTTAAACATTACATATATAAACTATGTAACTAATGACTTACCAATACGAAGGAGATAGAAATTATTTTTTACAATTGTTGAAAGAAAATAAAGGAGTGATGATTTTCAAGTATACGGCAGAATGGTGTAAGCCATGTCAATCCATAAAGAAAGAGGTGGACGCTCATTTTGAACGCATCTCGAGCGACTCTATATTATGTTTTGAAGTAAACGTAGACGAGAATTTCGACTTATTTGCGTATATGAAGACCAAAAAAATGATGAAAGGAATACCTACCCTAATGGCTTATAAAGAAGGAAATAACAGTTTCGTCCCAGATGATAGTATTTCAGGTGCGGACATTGGTGAAGTAAATGCTTTTTTCGAGAGGTGTAGAAGGATGTAAAATATATGTAGAAAAAGTAGTTTAGCACATACAAATATCATCTACATAAGAGCGTGTAGGCAATTCATTTACAAATTGAATACCATTATTTGTCGCGTCAGACCAGGGAAAGAAATCGATTAGGAAACCATTCTCACGCAATAAATTAATATACTTTCCGATACGTGTTTGTGCTGTTTGTGTAGTGGTATTAAAGTATTGGTTTTTGCTTGAGACTTTATACTGTGGCAATAAAGCAATACTTGCGTTGAATATTTCCCTACATTCGTCCTCTACTAATTCTATCGGCTTGTTTGTATGATTATAATTAGGGTTGGGACGATATACAAATAATCCGTAGGGAACCGCAACAATATCAAAAAAACTAATACCCCCTGTTTGTTGTATTTGGGTTTTGTTACAAATACTTCTGTCGTCTGGATAATTACAATAAAAATTATCAACGATAGAACCGATTAAATCCTCGTCACTTATTAAGTTTGGGTAATTGTCTATTATATTTTCATCTAAATTGATTACAACTGGATGTGTATGAAATGTAAACGGGAAATCACCCGAATTCAAACTTGTAGTACCTGGCATAAGACTTGCTTGAATAAGTCCAACTACCTCGATAGTTAATTTATCATCATCTTTTTTATAGCAGAAATGACCCCCTCGTTCGGCGCCTTGAATCTGTATACCATCTTCCATAAACCGGTCATTATTACCATCCATCATAAGACTATATATATGATTTACAACAGAAGGTTGTATATAAAACCGATAAGGTGATATAGACATATAATGTAATTACAGAAAAATAATTAAAAAAATAGGCATATGTATATCTAAATGGAAAAATTGGATTTAAATATACATAATTATGATTTGAATGATTTAATCAACCTGTTTCGTCTTCCATTTCATTTCAAAGAAGAACATTTGAAGGAGGCGAAGAAAATCGTACTAAAAACCCACCCAGATAAGTCAGGTTTGGACAAGGAATATTTTTTGTTTTTCTCTCAAGCCTATAAATATTTATTGAAAATACATCAGTTGAGACAGAGTAGCACAACTACAAATACTGAATATCAGAAGGACGATTTGTGGAGCAAGGAACATAGTGTATTAATTGACGGCAAACTAAAAACAATGAGTCAAGAGGAATATACGGATTGGTTTAATCAAACGTTTGAAAAAATGCGTCTCAAGGACAGTATAGAAGAGAGTGGGTATGGAGATTGGCTAAAATCAGACGACGATTTGGTAAATGAACAAGTAACAAACACGAGTCAAATGAACGAATATATTCAAAATAAAAAGAAGCAATTGAGAGCATTAGTCGTTCATCAAGATTTTCAAGATATGGACATGAATGGAGGAAACCAGTTTGATTTAGTGAGAGAAACTCCTGAAAATTATGGTTCAACTATATTTAATAAACTTCAATACGAAGACGTAAGAAAGGCACATTGTGAATCGGTCATTCCAGTAACAGAAGAAGATTTTCATAAGCGAACTAAATATACAAATATAGACCAGTTGAATCGCGAAAGAACCCAGGATATGGTTCAAAATAGTAAAAATTGGATGGCTTCGCATGAGAATAAATTAAAGGAGGCGCACAGCCAAGATGAAGACATAAATATTCAACGGGCATATAAATTAATGAATCAAGATGAGATGATACGAGAAAATCACGACAAATTTTGGTCGGATTTAAAGCGAATAAAAAATTAGGCTGGTGACGAAGACAAAGCGGTTTACATCATTAAATAATTAGAGCAAGATAATCATTCTAAATCGTTACTCGTATACGGTATAAATTGTTACTGATATATTAGCTGAATAACCAATTTAAAGATTTATGTTGTATACATATAATAAAAATGTCTTATGGAAAGGAAAGTCATATGATCAATGAAGGTCTCAAGGGAGGCAACGCCGGTAAACTAAATAACAACCAAGCAGTTCGCGATTATGCTTATAACATATACAAAGACGCAGGACTAACCAACGCACAAATAAAGAATAGAATGGCACATAAAGACGCCGGTCATATCATTGCAAAAAATTGTGGCGGAAAGAACTCTGCGTCTAATTATATGTGGGAAGATAGGCACAACAACCGCGCGCATGGTGACGACCCAATTACAATGGCAGAGATGAAAAAAGCCGGTCGAATGTAGATATATATGTATATATTTTGTGAAACAACCTGCGGACAAATAACACTTTATATTTTTACTGATCCTGGTCTGCCGTGTCTGCTGACGGCTTTTCATTTCCATCTTCTTCCTCATCGGAAGTGTCCTCTTCTTCTATCCGTCTCGCATCACGATATAAACGTTGCCATAACTGACCAATCAAAAGCCAATATGGTTCTTCTAATTCATCTAATTTATTCTCCAAAACATTCCAATTCCCGTCACATCCTCCGTTTTCTACCGAAAGATTGAATTCTCTACAGGTTAAATCGAGTGTTCGTTGCCAATCCTTTCCTTTTTTTTCTTCGTCTTCTTCGTTTCTCTCGTATTCATAATATCGAATTGTTATACATTCCTCGAATGTAACTGTCTTAGTAAATGATGTCATACTTGTATGAATAATAACTGGTGATGAAATGGTGTTCAATAATCATATTTTGGTTACGACAAATACTGTCCACCAATTCAAATCAATTTTATTTTCTTTTATTTTTCATTACATCTTATTGTACAATTTAGACAATTTCATCTCATGTTTTATGTAAAAATATTTTCATACTATATAAATGAAAATATTTTCATCTCGTTATTTAACAGTAACATATACACTTATTGTTTGTGTTCTACTGCTTATAATCTATATGCTGGTAATAAATTATTACCAAAATTTCCCAGTTGACATAGAACCAAGTTTATTATACTTGGTAGCCCAACCAGGTAACTATACGGGTGGTTCAACATATGGAGCAACCGAACTATATCCAGATGGATTACGCGGTGAAAATAAATTGTCTATTACAAAAACAGGCAACGGTATAGAAGCAACAAACATAATAGCCGCGTACAATATGAAAACAAACCAGTTTGAATTTGAATTAGTACGAAAAATTAAGATAGTATATCATCATAATCACGGAAAACAATTATTCAAAATGACAACAAGTTATATCAATGATAAAGTGGTAAGCAGTACTTATGGATATGCTATTGGAAAAACGGACAATAGTATAAGATTTCATATGGCTGGGTCGTGGCATATAAGCGCAGCAGATTATCATAAAATCGACGATGTAATGACTAGAGTCGATTCAAAACATCTAACCAACGTCTTTGTACATCCTGGCTTATTCGGTGTTAATAACTTGAAATTTAATGAACAATATACGATGGAATAACTTATTACTATTATTGTTGTTATTATTGTTATTGTTTATAAAAATTCAAAACCTTGAATCCTTTTTCAAGTTGTAAATGATTGTAAAGTACTGGTAACCATATGACAGGTTTATCCGGTATTCTTGTATACAATGGACCAATAGTGTAATTAGAAAGGTTCTGATAGAATGAATTACATGGATTCATTGGACTATTTTTATTGGGAGAAGGAAATATATTTTCATACTTGATATTTAGTAAACATCCGCCTGAATTATCGACGAGTGTATATTTTCCATACCCAACCCCAATTTGAATATTATTTTCAAATGTACGTGTTGTGAAAGTTTCATTTTCATTATATTTGATGATATAATGTCGATTTTCGTCGTGTTGAGATAAATATTTTGCGTATCTTTCTTTGAATATCAGCATTAGTTGTTGTCTATTACACGGAACCAGTTTCATAATTCAATATAGTAATAGATAATATATTATGTTTATTATGTTTATTATATTATTTATTATTTATTATTTATTATTTATTCATTTTGTCTGATATATGTTAGATTATGATGCGGGTTGAATAAGACATATTCTTCAATATTCATTTGGTAAATGCCAAGATTGGGAAACCAAAAACTATTTACATTTGGTTGATATACACCCGAAATATTCTTTGGCAATACACGACATAAATTGGTAAGAGCAGATATATCAAACTGATAAAAACTTATCCGATTATATTTCTCTCTATGTTTATAAGGTAAACTATGAAGCATACTATAATAATATATATCTCTATCTATTTTGGATATAATACTTGTACCATCACGCATAGTAATAGTAATAAAGTTATTAGTCAATAAAAATTTAATTAGTAATATAAACTCATATTGTTCTTTCAACGATAAATATCCATACGCAAAGGCAAATTCGTGCCAGGCACGTTCGTGTATAGACATGGTAAAATAAGGGTGACTGAAAGCTACTTTATCAGCAAGCTTTAATATTGTTTTCAAACTTACATGCGATACAGTAATCAACGGTATAACGTGTTGAGTTGTATTCAAAAACAATTTTTTGAAATATGTTTCATTTTTTTTATTCATAACAATCAATCTAGTAGGTGTTTTAATTTCCCATTCATATATATTAGTATCTTTTCTTTCATAACTTTTGGCAACGCTATAACTACCCAACCATGTTAAATTGTCTGGAATACACTTTCGCTTATATTGTTGTTCTAACTTGCGCGAATGTTCTAAAATAGCATTTCCGTCATAAGATTTAGATGCATACAATTTAAATTTCAGTGGTAATATTCTGACACTTATATCAGATTTTTGTCTGACTGTGGTATTTCTTCTTTTTTTAGTTTTATTTGAGACACTCTTTTTTTTCATATATATATCTGTTACGAAATAAATTTGTAAGTGTATTATATACAATGAACTATTACGCGAAATATGTATTTGTATTAATTTTATTGATAATATTTGGCTTTTTTTTTGAAAAATACAAAAAGACGGAAGAATTACATAATAAAATGGACCAATACGACTTAATAAAAAAATATTTGTTAAATGATTCTACTTTAGCTAGGACAGATAAGCCTATCTTATGGGTTCATGTTGTCTTTGAAACAAACGCGAGATGGTGGCCACATTTTGCGTCGCGCAATACACAGTGTTTTAATCAACCATATCAATATTTAACAATAAAATCAATTGTAGATCAATGCGGTGATTCATTTAATGTATGTTTAATTGACGATAAGTCATTTAATAAAATTATTCCAGGATGGAGTACCAAAGTAGCTAATTTACCCAATCCACTTCGTCCACATTTAAGAGAATTAGCAATGTCCAAATTGTTATACTATTATGGTGGTATGACAATACCGTCGTCTTTTATATGTATGAAAAATCTGATATCTTTATTTAATAAAGGATTATCTGCGGCGCCTATGTTTTGCGGGGAATTGCCTACTATGAGTAATGTAGCCACTTATACTGACTTTTTCCCTACAAATAAAATAATGGGATGTAAAAAGGATTGCGAGTTGATGGGTCAATACGTAAATTTTTTAGAGAAAACCGTGTCCGCAGATTATACGAATGAAATGGAATTTACAGGAGAAACAAATACCTGGTTATATGAACAAGTTAGAAAGAAGAACGTAATGCCTCTAGATGTAAAATATTTTGGCGCAAAAATGACAAATGGAAAGCCGGTGTTAGTAGACAATCTACTCAGTGACGACGATGATTTTAGTATTCCTGAAGGTGCTTATGGAATGTATATTCCTGCCGATAAAATATTATTGCGTACAAATTTACAGTGGTTTGCCAGATTATCCGCTGAACAAGTTTTACAAAGTAATACCGTAATTGCTCGTTATTTGCTATTGTGTAATTAGAACGCAGTATATTTTACATGTCCATGTTTACAATTCAAATCTAATTTTCGATTTTTCTGAACAAATAAATCAATTCATAAAATACACGTATACGTACAGTAATACGTGTATTTCTCTCCTCTACCATCTGACATGTTACCTAAAAATATATATAATACGGAATGTTGTATTTTGATTTACTATACACTACTTTGGTTGTAAACATGATAGAATGGTATTTACATATTTGACGAATAATAGTACATAACCCGGAATACGTAAGTTTACGTTCTAAATAAAACAGTTTTGCTTTATGGTAAAACGGTCTTAATGCTTCTAAAAACAACTTATTCTCGTTGTTTAACTCACCTCGTTTATATGAAGACGAATTATAAATATAATATTTGTCTGTTTTATCACATGTTTTCTCTAAAAAAACAAACAAAATATTCTTATCCACGTCTCTTTTGAATGTTTGGTTCATATTGAATGTACTTATATATATAAAGATCTTTTCCTAAACATAAACACATAAAAACAGACAAACTTGCCTACGAGACGGACTGAATAATATTATTGGTAAATAACGCCAATTCAATTTCATCTTCGTGTATATTATGAAAAATAGTGATATATTTACACAATAATTTTATAATTTCATATTTTTGACTTTCGTTAAATAAATCAGTCAATTTAACAAATAAAAAATAATTATCATAAATATCCATAACTGAATACCCTTTGTCAAATAAATCATGAAAAACGTGAATAGCATCATTCAATCTGGCTTGTAAAACATGCTTTGTATATTCTTCAAATATGGTAAAACTGATATTCGTACAAATGTTATTTACTAACTCATAGGTAATTGGCTCGTCTAATATTTTAAACTTTTCAAGATAGTTTAATAAAATACGGACTGAACCATTCGACACGGTTAAGACAAACTGTTCGGTCTTGTTATCAAGCGTAAGATTTTCAAGCAGTTTAATTTTCTGAAGAATATTATTCAAGTTGTCGTTTGAAAGAGGTTTTAATTTAATGATAATCATTCTTGACTGTAAACTATCAATCACCTTTTGAACATTTGAACAAGAAGAAATAAAATGAACATTACTACTATACTTATCAATACAATTTCTAAAAACTTGTTGACTTTGTTCATTGATGTTATCAATATCATCTAGTACAACGATTTTCTTTTTTCCAGGAATAGAACATCTGGTCTGGCAAAACGTTTTTACTTCGGTTCTATAATATTGAATGCCTTGTTCTTTTAAACTATTGATACTTAATATGTCATCAGCATATTGAATATTGCCATAATATTCACGAATAGCGGCATGAATTAATGAAGTTTTACCTGAACCAGAATCACCAATAAAGAGTAGATTAAGATTGTTCATAGAGATCAACGTGTTTAATATATCAATCACGTCTTTATCTATTTCGAAATCTTTGAAAAAAGAAGGTTTATATTTATACATGAAAGGTACACTCATTGAAGTCTATGATTATAGTTATTCGTTAATAACTATTTAAGTAAATGTATATATATATTATTAAATGGGTGATAATTTTTATAAGATTTTAAATGTTGACGAGAATGCTAGTCAAGAAGAGATAAAAAAAGCATATCGTAAACTATCTTTACTACATCATCCTGACAAAAATCAAGGTAACGCCGAGGCAGAGGCAAAATTCAAAGGGATAAACGAGGCATATCAAGTAATAGGAGATGAGACTGAAAGAAAAAAATACGATATGAGTAGGAAAAACCCCTTTTCGGGTATGAATGAAAACCACCCGTCCACTCATCATGGAATGAATCCTATGGATGATATTTTTAAAATGTTTTTTGGTAGAGGAGGTGGTATGCCAGGAATGGGAGGATTTTCAGGAATGGGTAATATGAATATGTCCGGAATGGGTGGAATACCAGGTATGGAACAAATGGGAGGATTTCCGGCTGGTAATGTTCGTATATTTAGAAATGGACAACCAGTCGATATGAATACTTTAAACAAACCACCCCCCATAATAAAAAATGTATTTATTAGTTTAGAACAAGCTTATAAGGGTGACCAGGTGCCAGTTCAAATAGAAAGATGGTTATTTGAAGATGGAATACGGAAATGCGAAAATGAAACGTTATATATACCCATCGCAAAAGGTACAGACGACAAAGAAATGATAATTTTGAGAGACAAGGGAAATGTAATGGATAGTAATTTGAAGGGAGATGTAAAAATTGTTATAACGATTCAAAATACAACAATGTTTAAAAGAGAAGGATTAAATTTACACATGGAACGAGAAATCACTCTCAAAGATTCACTATGTGGATTTGATTTTATTATAAATCACATAAGTGGTAAGCAGTTACGTTTTAATAGCGAATCCGGAAGTCCACTTAAAGATGGATTAGTAAAAGTAATCCCTGGATTTGGTATGGAGAGAGAAAATAACAAGGGGAATCTATGTATTAAATTCAACGTAAAATACCCGGAAAAACTAACTGGAGAGCAGATTTCGCGTTTAAAAGAGATACTGTAAAAATATGATTTAGAAATGATTTAGAATATGATTTAGAAAATGATGTAGTAAATAATCTATATATTAGTAAATAATTATATTTTTCTAATATATAATGAAATATTCTCGTAAAGCCGGGCGTTCGTCCGTAAATAAAACGCGTAAGCACAGTGGTTCGGTTTCGTCTAAAAAACAAATAGTTACACAAATGTTACAAATGCTCATGACGGTAAAGTTATACCACTGGAACACCTTATCCTTTTCTACACATAAAGCTACTGACGAATTATATGGATCATTAAATACATTGATAGACCAATTCGTTGAAGTACTATTAGGAAAACATAATAATGTTAGCGAGAGAAATAAACACGAAATACTCGCGGTAAAAACACTACATTTACATACTTATAAGGACAATGGAAAATTCAAACACCAATTAGAAACATATAAGAAGTATTTGATTAGTCTAAACAAGCATTTTAACAACGGTGAAAATAGCGATTTACTAAATATTCGTGATGAAATATTAGCCACACTTAATAAAATATCTTATTTATTGACCTTGAAGTAATTCTGCGGAGCAGCATGGCATTCCTAGTATTAAATTCCCGTTAGCATCCAACGTTCCTGCGCTCGAAGTAGCACGACGTTTCAATGCTCTTCGAGCAGAAGTATTAATAGCACCAACACCGGACCCAGATGTATATTTATTCACTAAATTGGTTTTTACATTTCCAATAAAAAGTAATCTTCTCTGCCCTCCAGCAATTGTAGTAGGCATTATATATATCACGGATAAATAAATATAATGCAACTATTTTTTAGAATTTAGTTGTTCCAATGTAATATGTGGTTGGTATATTACTATATCTTCTTTGGAAATATAATGGTCTTCATTACACATAGCATACTCTTCCGGGTGTAATATATATTTCCTACAAAATTCAACCGTGAGGACTTGTGTTTTTAGAAGGTTTCGTAAGGACAATCTATCTATGTTATGTTCTAATGTGTTGATATCGTATTTGGCATACATCAATTGGTAATTTTGAATGAATATGATAAGATCAGACATATCCTCCATCGTATTATTATTGCTACTATTATTATTATTGTTATTATTAAAAATCAATTTTAGTAATAACTATGAATCTGAAGACGCAGTATAGTTATCAATTAGAACAATTAAGAAATTCGGCTGGATTCAATCTCAGCAGAGACTAAATAAATAGAATTCTCAGTTACAATAATATACTCGCCCTCCACCTTGTAGATTTTACTAATGGGACTGGTATATTCGTCTTCACTCTTAACCAACAACTTTTCTTGAGTGGCTTTAACACCAATAATAACCTCCTTATCGAGAGAAGCGGTCCAATAGTCGCACTTGATTTCCTTATCTTCAACAATGGCTAACTTCCAAGCATGCTGAAGACATGTATTCGAAGGCAATCTATAACTATTTTCGGCAGTTTGAGAACTCATTATATAAGGAAACAAATATTATTCTTTAAATCATTATAATTTTAAAATTTATATTTACTACGTTTGAATATTTATGATAACTTTATTCAAATAGTAGAATGACTGAAAATATAATAAAAAATAGTATAAATATAGATACATGAAAAATCTGGTATTAAGTAATGTTGAAAACTACAAAACGGAATTGGACAGCAACGAACACATATTGTTTTTAAAATATATAGGTTTAATTCATGAGCTATTCCAAGGTTATACCGAAAACATTTTTATTCAAAAGGAACAATATTTAAAATACATATTGATCAAGGGAATAAATAACACTGTTTATATTTACAATTTTTTATTGATGTATACAAAAAATTTAGAATTAACATTATATCATACGCAAAAATCAATTATATATTACATTGAATTTATAAGTCAAATCGGCAACGAGGCGAACAATCTTCTACAATTAAATTCCAAGGACGCAACCTTGTTTATTTTTAAGAAAACTATATTTGAAATAAGCGAAGAAAGTAGAATAAAATTTAGCGAAACGAAGCATACAAAGACAAAATTAGATATGTTAAAATTATATACAGATAATTATAACGCTATATTGATACAAGTAATATCCACGTTTGATTTTAAAGTAAATGATTTATCTTCGTTACAAAAAATAATATTTACAAAATTATATAAAACCGTGGAAGTATTGATTCAACTACCAATTATATATAAACACAACAATACAGTCATAAAGGACAAACTGGAACAACTACATACTTTATTGATTACATTTAATAATACGTATCGATATGAATTTATAAACAAAAATTATTTATATTTGATAGAATATTGTATAAAAAAACTACATAAAGTAGAGTTTGATAATGTACAAATTAAAAGAAAAATGAACGAAGAAGATATTGAAGAAAAGTTACGCGATTATTCCATATGTAAAATTTTTAATTTTTTAGTTGGTTGATTATATTTGTATATTGGTCGATTATATTTGTATGTTGGTCGATTATATATGTATTAGGTTGATATACTAATCAAAGAGTACCATCTTTTTACGAATCTTCTTTTGCCTCACTTTACCATTGTTAATTAATTCAAGGCTATTTACATTATTTATACTATGTATTTTATCATATTCCGTTTCTAAAATTTGTTTAATGAAATCATAAATCTTATACAAGACATGTTCTTCACATTTACCAACGATTAGTACACTACCAGTTCTAAATATCATAAAAGATACTTCGTCAAAATCTTTATGTTTCGGTTGCTGACCATTTTGTATAGTGGTAGTATTATCATAGTAAAACTTGCTTTGAATACCAGGATAAGAACACGCGTCAAAATTACTATTAATTCTATATTGATATTTTAAGACATCATATAACTTATCTCTGTCTATATAATAGCCACAGTTGAAATTAGAATTAATCAAAACAGTCTCGCTTTTGTCTGGTAAGTGATACAAGTCATCTCCTAGAAAAGGCTTTAGCGTAACAACAAGCAAATCCAATACACTGTCAAGAAAACTATCGCATTGGATACCAGGTATTTCTAATTTACCCGTATTAAACACTTTTATATGCATCTCCTTAAATGTATCACTTACAGTATCATGTAGTCTCATAATAATAACAAAACAATTAAAGAAAGCTCTCTTCTTTTTGCTTCTATAACTTAATATATCCTTCTTACACGTGCCGACACTAATTTTTCGCTGGTCTTTGTATTTAATACGACCTTCTGGATTTTCAATATGTTCAATTATTTGCTGTTCGTAACATTTTACAGTAGATAATTGTTCTTCAATATAGGTAACTTCGTCTTTACATGTAGACGAATATTTAATCTGTTTTTTTATAATACCGTTTTTTGGAGTACTATAATCCATTACTGGAATTTGCCAAAATATTCGTTTAATATCAATATCACTTTTATTCAAATAGGATATTTTTGTTTTTGTAGAAATATATATTTCGGAACATTTAGGAATATAGGCGGCCTCATCACCCAAACGGCTATTTTCATCATTATTTATATTTGTATTATTTGTATTTTCTCGAACCGAATTATTTATAGGTATTTGATGAATATACGCGATCTCATCATCATCAGTATAATCGTCCTGTAAGAAATTTTCCCAGTCATCGTCAATAGTTCCCATGGTTATACTATCTATATTGTTTTGTTTAAATATATTTAATTGTATTTAAACAGTTCAATTATTTTCTTTATCTATAATAAAAATGAATACATTGGCTTATGAAAAAACTGTTCCAATTCAAATTCCAAATCCAATTCAAAATAATTCATCTATTAAACATAAAGAATTAGGGTTAAATCACACGTGTATCGACCCATCTAAAATGACCCCACCTAATAATTTTATGGATAAATTAGTAAAACGTATGGATTCGTATTACTCTACAGTAAATTACTCTTCGCGTCCATCCTCACCATTATTATCATCTCATTCACCAACACCGGTATCTTATTTATTTACTAACACGGTCAATCGTAATAAATAGATGTAGGGACGAGTGCGGATTTATCATAACATCATAACATCATAATATTATCAGCCTGTGATAGCTTTCGATATGCTACAAAATTTATTTATTTTTAAAATAAACATAGGTAACATACAGTCTATATTCAAGTCAGACACATGCATAATATTTTCAACAAACTGTAAAAATTCACAAGTTACAATGCTTTTCTTCGTGCGAATAATATAATTTAAATAATTTTTTATTATATTTTTTTTGTCAATATTATAAGTGTTGCTTATATTGGTTATAAATTCAATATTACATTTTAAATTTTTATCTATAATACTTCTTGTCATCTTTTCCCACAGCTCAGGTTGAATGATTTTTTTGCTGTGAATGATTAGTTCATTAGATTGCATATAATTTATCATACTTCGAATATCCGAATTGAAGAGCTTTTGAACCAAACTGATAGTATCCGGGCTAAATTGTAGATTTTCCTTTTCGTTGATTACATTCAAGAACGTTCTAATTTCATTTTCAGGTAATTGGTTAAAACGAAGACGAACAAATTCGTTTTGAAGTGCCTCGTCTATACGACTAATATAATTACATATTAAACAAAAACGAACATTTGGTTTGTAGTTTTGTAATAAATAACGAAGTGCGATTTGCGCATTTTTTGTCATATAATCCACTTCGTCCAGTATTACAAACTTCATACCATCATTAAATAAACTCTTAGAGGTAACAAATGTGTTTATTTGATTTCGTATAATATCTATTCCTCTCTCATCTGATGCGTTTAAGTGTATCATTAGATTTTTATTATTACATTTTTCTTGATATGTTTTAATTAAATTAATAATACTCGTAGTTTTACCGGTTCCAGGTGGTCCATAAAATAGTAAATTTGGAAAGTGTTCGTTTTTAATAATATTCTCCAGTATTTTTTTATTAATTTGGTCCAATACAATGTCGTCGAATGTATTTGGTCTATATTTTTCTACCCAAGGAGTAAAACTATTCATTATGTACTTATGTTAAATGTTATCGGTTAATATTTAAATAAAATTGATATAATAATATTATACATATGGGAAACAACGTTATATCCAAAATGTCTGAAACCGTTGGTTCAGGGTACTTAAGTTTATATATTGGTCCTATGTATGCTGGAAAAACAACCAAGTTAATTGAAACATATGAAGAGTGTTTGAACCTAGACGAAAACGTGGTTGTTTTAACCCATTCTAGTGAAAATAGATATTCTATAGATAAATTAAGTACACATGACCAAAAAAAAATATCTTGTTTTAAATGCGACACTATCAAATCGTTTATCAGTCAACATATTGACGCAATTAAAGAGAGCAACTTTATTTTGATTGACGAGGGACAATTCTTTACTGATTTGACCGAAATATTATATCTCGTGAATGAATTAAACAAGAACGTCTTTGTATTTGGATTAGATGGGGATTTTAAACGAAACAAGTTTGGTCAAATATCAGATTTGATACCTCATTGTGACCGAATCGAAAAGCTACATGCTATTTGTGGGAATTGTAGCAATCAGGCTATTTTCAGTGATAGAATAGTGAATTCTAGCACCGAACAAGTATTAGTAGGTAGTCAGGATATGTATCAACCATTATGCCGGGGATGCTATAACACCAAACATCATGCTTAATTATATTTTAAAACCATTTAAATTAATCTTATTTAATTTACATATAAATGAGCTCAATCATAAATCAACCAACATTATCAGATTCAACTATACCTATCGAAAAAAAGAAAAGAGGCAGAAAAAAGCAAAATGTTGCGCTTGAAATAAACAGCGCGCCTATAGTTGAAGAAGCAAAACCTCTGCCTAAAAAGAGAGGTAGAAAACCAAAAGGCGGTAAAATTATACAAGAGAATATTATAATTGAGAGTAAGATTAATAGTGAACCAAATGTTATTCTACATTTAAAATGTTCATTGAATGATATCAATACAAATGATAATGATATTGAAACGTACCCGACAAAATTCAAATATAATCCTAGTGTTGAAAATATTCAAAGTTTTCAGTTCAACAACAATTCAAACATGGACAGTTTTTTAATTCAGGATACAAATAATGACGGCAGTATAGACAATAATAACGACATATTGAATGATACCAACCACGGTTATCATTCCGGTAATATTAGTGCGAACGAATGTAAAGAACTCAATGGCATCAGCAACATGAAGAACCTCCTTGATACAGGAGACTATTGTAACAAAGGTGGTGGTAATTCAGGTAAAAATGAAATTTGGGAAAAACTAAATTTGTTAAAATTAAATTTACATAATAATAACATATACGACAAACGATCTGCTTGCTTTTGGTGTACACATGAATTTGATAATCCACCCATTTTTATTCCCAAACATGAATTTAAAAATTCCTACCAAGTATATGGTTGTTTTTGTAGTCCTGAATGCTCGGTAGCTCATTTGATGAATGAAAAAATAGATTCTTCCATCAAATTTGAACGCTATCAATTATTAAATCATATATATGGTAAAATATACAATTATAGTAAAAATATTAAACCGGCACCTGATCCACATTATTTGCTAGACAAGTTTTATGGTAATTTGACAATTAAAGAGTATAGAGATTTGTTCAAAAGCGATCAGTTGATGATAGTGGTTGAAAAACCGCTAACGCATATTTTTCCAGAATTATATGAAGATAACTCTGATTTCATATTAAATCAGCGAACTATACCAAGTAATTCGACCTTTAAGTTAAAGCGAAAGAATGACAGTTCAAATAAGCCATCAGTCATTGATACGCTAAACAAGAAACCGCGTTAGATGATTATCATTATTACAAGAGATATCAAAGATATACTAATACAACCTTAGTATATGTTTTACTTTTTTATTTTGTATTTACATACATACATGATCACTGGTGTTATTTATTGTATGTTATTTCTTTCTTGATCCATTCTATATTTTTTAGCACCCGTGTCCATCAAATTACGTATCTCACTGTATATTTGTTGGTTTACGGTTGACTTGGGTTGAGTTACGACTTCTTTTATTCCAAAATAGTCATTTAATACCTTCATATAATTATATTTTTCTTTTTCCAGTCTTTCTCTCGCTTCATCTGTGGATAAGTCGGTTTGTCTACATACTACCTGAACCAATTCTTCCAGTATTCTACGTGTTGATTCTTCGTTGTCATTTGTAATCACTATATTTTCTGTTGTTTCTGTTGTTTCACGTTGATGGTTAGATTGATCTGTATCGTCATTATAAACAACATCTTGTTCTGAAACGGTTTCACTCTTACTTGAATTCTCCATTATATACATATGGCTTAAATATTTTTTAAACTATATTAAACGAATGTCTATTAATATAGATAATGGAGTATATTAAGTCAACACCAGTTAATTTAAATGTATATATAGATGAATTTCATACACGAATGAAGTTAGAATTCGAAGCATCAATTAATAAAATCTATAAAGAAGAAATTAATGTGTATAGCGAAGTTATTGAAACTATTGTTAAACTTCCGTTTATTCAAAAAATTATTGATGAAAACAAAGAACTAAAGTCTAGAATAATGGAATTAGAAAGCAACTCAAATTCTATTAAATTAGAAATAACAGATAAACCTGTTTTAAAAAGTGTAGTAGATATTGAAAGTGTTACTTTTGGTAAGAATGTATCAAATGACGACGAAGATGATAGTGAAGATGATACTGACGATGATAGTGAAGATGATAGCGAAACAGATGATGAAAAATCAGATAAAAAGGATATTACAGAGGAAGAGGAGCATGCTGAACAAAAGGAGGTTAAAGAGGAAGAAAGAGTAGAAGAAGAGGAAGAGGAGCAGTCGGCAGACGAGGAGGAAGAGGTAGAAGAGCCGTCGGCAGACGAGGAGGAAGAAGAGCCGTCGGCAGACGAGGACGAGGAAGAGGAAGTGGAAGAGGGTGAAGAGGTAGAAGAGCCGTCGGCAGACGAGGAGGAAGAAGAGCCGTCGGCAGACGAGGAAGTCGAAGAGGAAGAGGAAGATAACACACCTACGTTCCCAGCCAAGAAGGCAGTTCCGGAGACAGCTGACGAAGAGGAAGAGGAAGAGGAGGAGGAAACAAGTGAAGTTATCGAAATAGAAATAGACGACAAAAAATACTACTGTGATGACGAAGAAAATGGTAATATATATGATGATGACAACGGGGAGATTGGAAATATTGTTGGCGAAATAAAGGATGGTGAAGCTATGTTTTTCGAATAAATATTATACCATTATAGTATATAATGATCGATAGTTTATGCCCGCCGGCTATATTATATTTAGGATTTTCATTGACGCAAATTATAATAGATACGTTTAAAGGACACAACAACACCGCGTTTTTTAAAACAATTGTAATGATCGTTTTTACATTACTTTTAAACATTCTTTGTAAGAGCGGGTTGAGTATAGTATCGTGGTTAATCGTGTTTATTCCATTTATACTAATGACCTATATAACGGCTGTTTTGCTTTTTGTATTTGGCTTAACGCCATCCAGCAGTGACAATAAATATAGTGTAAAATACCCGGATGATTATCCGTCAGAACTACTAGTTGTTAGACAACCACATGACGAAATCGTAGTTGATTTTGATAAGATTCACCAATAAGGTGCTACAATATCTATTATGTAAATAATATAAAAATATCCGTGTTAAAATAGTATAATTATCATTCGAATGATAATGATATTATTAGATTTTATAGGTTTTATTATGTCGACATTATGTAGTTTGTTATACGTAGTATATGATATGTTGTTATTAGGAGGCATATTTATATTATTTCCGTTTGAAAGTTATGACAGTAAAATTAACTTACATAAGATATGTCTGAATAAATGTAACAATTGTTGTACAGACATATGTTACAATATTAGCTGGAAATCATGTGAGATAATAACAGTGGCACATTATTATTATAAAACAACGATTTTACCCAAGTTTCATTCAATAACGGACAATTATTTTAGAGATAGAAATGAAGTCATATTAATAAAAAACGGAGAAGAGATAAACACGTTCAAGACATGGGAATTGTTTGAGTTAGAAAAAGAGAATGTAGACTACGAATTGTTATTGTACACAAAATATAATGACATTGAAAATAAAAAAAATTATACTCTCATCGGAGATCACTGTTTCAAAAGTCCAAATGAATTACTAAACCATAAATGTGATGTGAATTTTATTATATTTCAATTAACAACAAATAACAAGAAATACGATATTAATTTGAAAGAACCGTATAATTTTTTTATAAAGGATAACGTTCTCAAATATTCCTTTTTTAAATGGTATATTAAAAGGGTATACCAAGTTAATTTGACCGAGGACTTTTGCGTAAATTACATGACCCAAGATATGTCTATAGCAACATTACATAATCCATTTTTTATAAAGTTTAATGAAGACGGTATCACTTCATTTTCATCAGGAAAACCGAAACCAATAAATAGTGATGTAGTTGTAGGAAATAATATTGAAGAAAATGACAGTTTAGATGAGTCGGTGGATGAGTCGGTTGATGAGTCGGTTGATGAGTCGGTGGATGAGTCAGTTGAAGAGTCAGTAGATAAGTCGGTAGATAGTTATAACGATAAAGAAGACTCTGTGGACGAGAACACTTTGTATGGTTCTGTAGTAATTTGCGAGTAATATATGTCAATGAAGTTATAATAAATATCATTAGCGAAATAATATAAAAAAAAATTGACAACTAATAATATAATGGAGTTCTCCCATAGTTTAGTTAATTCTACAATGCAACAAGAAGAACAACAAATGTCATCAAAGCATATGTTATCAGATGAATGGTGTTTTTGGGCTCATTTACCTCATGATACAGATTGGTCATTGAATAGCTATAAAAATATTTGTAGTTTAAAGACAGCCGAGGACATAATCGCTTTGAATGAAACGTTACCATCTAATTTGGTAATTAATTGTATGTTGTTTATAATGCGTAAAGGAATTACTCCACTATGGGAGGACCCAAAAAATAGAGCTGGGGGATGTTTCTCATATAAGGTAAATAATAAAACTGTTTACGAATGTTGGAAAAGTTTAAGCTACAGTTTACTTGGTGAATGCTTATCAGACAATCAAAAACTACAAAAAGATATTACTGGTATTACTATTTCTCCGAAAAAAAACTTTTGTATTATAAAAATTTGGTTGGCAAAATGTGATTTTCAAGACGCGTCGCTTATTAATTGTAATAGTGGCATTGATGCGCATGGATGTTTATTTAAAAAACATGCTCCTGAATATTAGACGTGGTGCGTCAAAAATAGATTGCTAACTTTAGGATATATCATTTTTTATAATACGCCATATTTTTTTTAATATAATAATATATAAATATGAACAAAATCATATCTTGTATAGGTGATTCTTGTAAAAAAATGCGTGACGCAAGTATACGGTTTGTGAATAGTGTTGATGTAAATATCCAAAAAAGAATAGAAGATGATATTAATCAAGGAGCGCTCATAGAACAAAATATTAGAATATTAGCAAGTAAGCAAGAAGAAGTGAGAAACTTAATAGAATCGTACGTTACTGATATGTCAGTAAGCAATATAAGAAAACTATTGGCTGAGAATAAGAGTATGTCTGACATGATTAAAAATGTATTTACATATTATTACACTGATGTACTTGATCGTATTCCTAGCGAGCGTAAACAAAACATGACAGATACAATAGATGACATACAAAATTTAGACATGTCAATACAAGTAATGTATTGTATAGAACTGATGTGTAACCCGGATGATTATGTCATGAATTATCAGCTTGATTCGCCATATACAGAGGACGAATTAGAAGAAGAAATGAAAAAATGTAGTATTACCGATGCAACCGAGTATGCGCCGAAATTCCGTTTTCAAGGCAAGCGCGATCCCTATACTGGCGTAACTATGCATTCTCAAGATCCTACGATGGGATTGCGTAGACGCATGAATGCTACAATGCAAACTACGATGAACAGAGGTGGTAAAAAAACCAGAAAAAATAAAAAGGCGAAACCTGGCAAAAAGGCAAAACATGCAAAAAAGACGAGAGTTAAAAAGAGTAATAAAACTAAAAGGGCAAAGGCCAAAAAAAATAAAAGTAAAAAAACCAGAACTAAGAAATAAAATCAATACCAATAAGAAACGAACTATACATTCAACCGGGTATATGTAAATACGTGACTAACCTATTTACATATATGAAAAAACAATATATCTATAACCTGCGAACAAACGACACCTAATCGTTATTCTTAGAAGGGAGTGGACTCAAACATAGTTTAATAGAACCTAAACTGGCAACATAATATTTCACTACCAATGGCAAATCGTTCTCCAAATACATTTCGATTTGACTACAAAGGTTTGTACATTTAATGAAATATCCAAGGTTCTTTAGTGAAAATTCACCTTGAATAATTTTGCTGGCATCTTGTTTTTCAATGAATTCCATACCACCACTTGATTCTTCGCGTTTCACTTCAGCAGTCGCAAATTGCCCTTCGCATCTGAAAATTAACTCGTTTCCAACAGATTTAATCTCTAGGCGTTCTGAAATACACGAGAGATCACGAATAATCTTTTGAAAATCAGAAGACGGAAGATTAATAACGGATGAAAAGTGAACATTCGGTTCTTCAAATTCGTCGGAATCTGGTTCGATGAGACGCAATTTCTGTGTTTTACATTGCTTTATATCACCGTTCTCAAACTTTAAACCTAGAAAGGAAACAATTCCATCGTAATAATCATTATTTTCAATATAGATTGTCAATGTATCGTCGTTATCTATAGAGTTGATAAGCTTAAATAAATGAAACATGTTCACTCCTACTACAATCTTGTCCTTCTTACATTCATAATGTTCAAAGTTTTCAGCGGCCAAAAATAAATGTGCCAACATAGTATGCGATTTATCCATGTTGATAATACGGATACCATCTGGCTTAAACGTAATATTCGTTTCTAGTAATATATCCTTTAAAGCAGTCATTAATGTTCTAAACGGGGCAATTTGAACTGTTTTAATAGTCAACACGTTATTTGTATTATCCATCTTCCTATATTTATTTTTTATGTAAAAATCTTTAAATCGTTATGCGTTTATATTTTAAATTATACGGGTTTTATGAAAATCAGTATAATTTCAAAAAACAAGGGTAAACATAACAATAATGTTTTTTTTGTCGTTATATTGTATATACATACTACTTAATAAATGAAAGTAAAAAATGGATTCAAATATAACAAAAATGGATGGAACTATATTTCTATAAAAGGAGAACCATATGAACGAGGTGTTGCGCACGGGACATTATTAAAAGACGAGATAAAAACATGTTTGTCTACTATGGAATGGAACTTGTACGATTCACACGGGTTAAAAATGGATTTTTTCAAAGAAATAAGCAACTTCTTTTTTAAAACGTCGATTGAGAAAAACTTTCCAGAGTTTTATACCGAATTATCAGGTATTGCGAAAGGAGCGAATGTGGATTTAGACGAACTTGTATTATGGAATAATATTGCGTCATTGGACTATGTTATACCAAAACTCAAGTTATATTTAGATGAAATGCCACATTTGACAGAAAAATATGGTCATTTATTGGAAACATTGCCAGCAGTAGGGCAATTTGAAGGCGGATCTAAGGGTTCAAGTGACAAATGTTCAGCCTTTATGGCGATTGGTGATTATACACACGATGGCAAGATTTGCTGCGCACATAATTCATTTGATAATTTCATAGATGGTCAAAATTTTAACAATATTATTGACATAACCCCAACGAATGGACATCGTATGTTATTCCAAGGAGCACCTGGATATATATCTAGCCAAACCGACTTTTTTATTAATAGCAAAGGTTTTATAGGAACGGAAACCACCATAGGTGGATTTAATGCTTACAAACACGGCGACCCGATTATTTGTAGAATACGAAACTGTATGCAATACGCCAATACTTTAGACGATTATGTTGCTTTTTTGAAAAAGGAAAATTCTGGAGATTATGCAAATTCATGGCTAATTGGGGATACAAAACACAATGAAATCATGCGCATAGAATTAGGTTTAGAGTACGTCAATGTAGAGAGAAAGAAGAATGGCTATTTTATAGGTTTTAATGCTCCGTATGATGTCCGGATTAGAAATTTAGAATGTGTTAATAGTGGTTTTGACGATATTCGACGACACCAAGGAGCCCGTAAAGTTCGATTGGAACAATTAATGGAACAACATAAAGGCAAATTAAATATTTTACTGGCGCAAGAAATTATCGCTGACCATTATGATGTATATTTAAATAAGATAAATCCATGTTCTAGAACCGTGTGTTCACATTACGAATTAGATGACCGTGCTTTTATGAGTCAAGCTGATAGACCATTACCATATCAGCCAAGAGGTGCGATGGACGGATGTGTAGCTGACACTAATTCATGTAAAAATATGGGGTTTTATGCCAGATGGGGTACGTCGTGTGGTACATCCTTTATAGTAAAAGACTACATAAAAAAACATATCCAGTGGAAACGATATGCTCCGTATTTAGTTGATAGGCCGTCACAGCCTTGGACTTATTTCACCTCCAATGATAAAGTACGTAGCTCAACACGCAATATAAAACAAAAAAAGACAACACGTAATAATAAATCGATATCAAAATATAAACGACCAAGTCCTCTCAAAACAAAAAAACGTCGCCTAATTGTATAATCATGTAACCATGTAACAATGAATGATGTAGTGGTATAGGCACAAAATCATCTGTCTATTCACATAAAAATTGAATATAATAATTTAAAACTATAATTATTATATTACATAGTTTATAATGTCGGAACATAACCAATATATATGTCTACGTCATAGTCTATATAACGTTGCCGAGATTTTTCCGTTAAGTCCATGTCGTGCGAAATGCGATATGTGTAAAAATAAAAATGTTCATGGTTATTCTAATCCTGAACATGTTTCAAACCCGTTTGGATATTGCTATTTATGCCCCGTTATTTGTATCAACTGCGCAGTAAAACATAAAAAATGTATATGGTGTCAGTAACCCAACAATACCTATCAACATCCCTATTTACATGGATGATTACTTACGTTTTTTAGTTGTGTGTTTTCTCTTATTCTTTTTATTACTTAACCTACGTGTTTTTTTTCTATGTTTGGATGTTTTACTTGATATGGTAGTGGTTGTTTTATTTCGTTTTCTCTTCGTTTTCATCGTTCTTCTAGTTTTCATTCTTTTTCTAGATTTTCCATTTTTTCCACCGCGTTTACCACTGCGTGTAGTAGGGCTATTATTACTACTGGTTGTAGAAGAAGTAGAAGTAGAAGTAGAAGAAGTAGAGTACACAGTATCAGGTGAACCTTCTTCCTTCGCGCGAATATCTGCCATTGTCATTTTTTTCCCTTCAAATGGAACCAACGTCTTTTCATCACATACTTGTATAATTTCACCGGATGGAGATATAACTTGTTTATATTTTCCGGATAAACAGGGCGAGACAGACGACGATGGTTCAACCTGAACACTACTAGTATTGTCACTATTACCACTATTTTCTCTACGGCCTCTTATTATCTGTTCTCCAGTGTATATAAGTTCCGTATATATTTTCTTTTGAAAATCGTCCAAAGATGTAGGCATATTCGGTTCGGTTAATTCGGCACTGAATATGCTTTTCAAATTCACCTTTTTAAAAAAATTACCCACTAATTTGTTTTGAATTGAATAGCTGATTTCATCGGTTATTTCAAGTTCACTTGATCCAATTACTTCTTCGCTAATGCTTTTCCCTAGTAAAAATATGGGTCTATATTCCATTGGAGACATATCAAAATACTTGGTTATATATAATTCATTCGACAGATCTGGTGTATTATCTGTATTCTGTACATCGTCGTTTAATACGTAGTTTGAATTTATTTTCGTGTCCATCATGTTTAATTCTATAAATAATAAATTAATTGAATTTCCAATAATATAAGCAGCCATTTGTCTTACAGCAGTCTCTTTGGCAGTTGAAGTTACGTTTGTGCTGTATATAGTTTCCAATTCACTCCTCATACTTTGTAAAAAATTAAAGTATCTTACAATTAAACTATAATCTAATGAATCATCTATGTGGTCAAATGATAAATTATACATGCCTTGTAACAAAACATATATGGGTAACAATGGATGAAAACCAACCGAATAAAAGTTGAAGGGGGTCTTTTCGCCACTGGACAATTGTTTGAATACGTCGATTATTTTTTTGTCTGTGTCTGTGTCTACCGTGTCTGCCGACGGCTTTGGGGTTGTATTGTCTGTGTCTACCGTGTCTGCCGTGTCTTCTGATGGCTTATCCTGACACTTGGATAAATCTGTATCCCAAGAGCAGTTGTTCATATTATTACATCCCAACTCTGAACTAATTTCTTTACAATTCTCTGCTTTTCCCAGAGACTGACTGTTACTGCCACCCACCCCTACATACCACTCACTCTCAGTTAGATAATAATAACCAATTACACCAATACCAACTGCACTAGCAACCGCACCAACTGCTATTATATTATTTATTCGTGTTTTATATTCTGTATCATCCTTGGCAATGGTATCAACGATTTCCGCAATTTGATTTATAATATTTGTGGGTTTATCATCATCCGCTTCGATTAATAACTCCCGTTTTAATAATTCATTTAGTTTGCGTGCCGGAAATTTGTTGTTCCACCATAAATAAGATGTTGAATCTAGAAATGAACCCAATTGTGTATACGTAACTTGCTTCACATTATTCGATATTGATAAATATTCGGAAAAATTAACTTGTAAAGCACCTCCAATTTGTTGTCCATCCTGTAAAATGCCAGCGTCTACATTTACAGTAATATTACAGTCATCTGGTGTAGGACTATTAATATCAACATTTTGAGCGCACAAGTCAGATATTTTTTGCTGTCGTACGTTCGGTGCGTTGGGTTCTAATATATCACCGTATATATAATCGTTTTTTATTTGCGAAGTGGCTATTTGCTGTAAATATGTATTATTTTCTGTTACCGTATTATCATCACATATAGTTTGTCCTGTCTTGTTAAAATTATTTATGCCTTCGCCGGCTACATCAAAATCACCTACGTTAGATATTAAGGTATTGTAATCATTTATCTTTGTCCTTATATTATCTTGTAGATTCATGTCGTTACTATAACCACCAATCGCAATATAAACCTGTTGGCAAAATCCCTTCATCACGTAATAATATTTTTTAGCTTGCGTATCACTAGAATCTTTCAACGGAGTTGTCCCCGTATCATCCGTAATTTCATCCAAATACATATCATAATTTAAACACGCCTGTAATATATTTACTATCGTATTGTCATCTAAATTTTTGATGTCATATAAGAATAAACAACTGTCCATTTTGTATTCCTTTTCGCCAAATGTTGCCAGATACTTTCTTAAATTAAAATTAACATTTTTCCAAGAAAACTGTTCTATCATTTTGTAGGAAGGCTGCAATTCAATTTGAAATTTTGGATACGATTTTTTAAATAGTTGATTAGAACCGCTAATGGCAGCAGCAGGTAGTTCAAATGAATACGGGGTCCAAACACCATTAACTATATTACCATAATTACCGATTATGTTTTCATAGTTATCTATTTCGGCAAAATAACCTTTGTATGTATTATTTAGATTTATCGCTCTTTTTATTTCATTCTCACTTGGATTCGACGTGTTCACTATATTCGGGATACTATTTTTTATTATCGTTTGTAAAACAGTTAACTTGTCCTTTATATTGGTCAGATCGGGTTTGAGATACGCAATGTAAGAATATTTATAGGCCAATTGAAAAATATCTTTTACTATAAAATCCACATTGTCTTTAGTTACACTATTTTGTCCAAATGATATGCGTGTTAGTTTTGTTACACCGGATGCGTTATTCCACAGGGTTTCAGTCGGGTCAGACCGTAATCGGTTAATATAGTTAACTGAAAAATAATTATTACGTACCGATAGGTATTTGGCGTAATCTGCGATTATAGCATTTATTTTAGTTGTATAAGTATTGCGCTTGGCCTCAAGTGACGCTCTAAGAGCTATTTGAGTTGCCATGGCTTCCTGTGGATTGTTCAATCTAAAACTGTATATAGAACCACTATGTCCATGTGTAAATATACAATTTACCCCTGAATATAGTGCGAATGCTAGAGCGATTTGGTCATGTGTTACAAACCATACTTCCGATATATCATCTACTACTGTATTATCTCCGTTAGGAGATGAGAATTCGGTAAAGGTTACCATACGTCGTGACATGATATTTTTACATAATAATACTTGTAACCAATCGCCTGCTCTTTTCTGTTGAAATTCGCGGTTCATATTAAAGATGTCTACGTCGGTTTTTGCGCCACTTCGGGTTAATTTTTGTAGCAAGTTTTTCAGAGAAGATAGTAACGTATTAATATTGTTCTGTTTTTTACTTTCTGAAATAGTAACTTTAAATTTACTACTATCAGTAAAATTGGGTTCTTCTACCGTGACATCATTGTAATGGTATGATTTACGATTTAGTCCTTTTCCGGTTTTCAGTCCTGACAATGTAAAGTTATATTTGGTGAAAAATTGTTTGAAACTATCTTCTGACACGCTGTCGTAATTATACATACGTTCACCACTGTTTTTTTCTATAATCGGTACTAAATTAATCCCTGTGTTACTTTCGCTTAATTGTTTAATTGATTTACATGATACTTTTCCTGCCGGGTCGTTTGTAATTTCAGGCGTCATAGCGTAATAGATAGTTTTGTTGTCTGGTGACGGTACTCCAATTTTTAAGATGTCGATAACAGAAATACTAACAGCGTCTACAACGATAGCGGCGCGGTCATTAATACCTAAACTGGAAATGAATGTATCAGCAGTCAAGTCAAATTTAGTATTCGTATCATTGTCGGCTAAATACCCCCCTTTACTTCTATTTTTATCAATATTTAGTATTTTTTTAACGGTATATTGTCCAGTTGGTAGTCCGGGAGAGTAGTTTTGTACTGTTATTGTATCAGTAGCATTCAATGTCTCTGTATAATCCGAAAATGTTGATAAGGTAGCACTAGATTTAGAAGGTCCTTCTGCCATATTATTATTCAACGTAGTTACTTCATTGGTAGGCAGATCTGTCAACCCATCATTATATTGAGGTAATCCTCTATTGTATGTATTATTTGTAAATATCGTTTTCTCGTCTGAAGATAAGCCGAAGTCGTGGTCAGTGTCAGCTTTACATTGTTTCGCTAATACATCTATATTTTGGTTTATTGTAATGCTAGAAGTCATATATATTTTGGATCTTATATATTACATAGATATATTTTGGATATTTTCTCTCTAAATATGTAATATTGCATGTCAAGTATATTGTTCGTGGATATCAACCGTGACGTAGAATTATATGAAACATATAAGGATGCCATAAAACAGATTGGTGCTACAAGACTATGTTATTCGCAAATAACCGACGAGTTTTTAGAAGAAACAATGGATAGTTGTGATTTTTTGTACATCCATTTATATAACGGGGGCATACGTGGTTTCGCATGTGTATCATTAGAACATGAACCTGATAAACACTTGTATATAAATTTAATATGTAATATGCGGTTCCATACGATGGAAACAAGATTTAGTCAAGGGAAAGAGAGATATTCCGGGAAAAATATCATGAGCAATATAATCAAACAAGGAAAGAAATTAAAATGTAAAAGCATTCGTTTGAATGCGATAAAAGAAGTGATATCTTACTATTTTAATATTGGGTTTCATTTCGAAAACACAAGATTACAGAGAGAAATAGAAAGTGAAAGGGAACATATAGAACAACTAAGAAAATCACAAATAGAGATAAATGATGACGAATCCGTGAGAAATCTCGACCGAATAGTGGGACGATTTTATCCTGGGTTCTATAGTGAAATAAAACAGCGTCAAATAGGCGAGGAAGATAACAACGATAATCGAAAAGAAATCGCAATGGAAGACGGAATACCGATGGTTTATAATTTACATGTAACCGGAGGACGAAAAGTAAAACGTACTACATACAAACGTACTACATACAAACGCAACAAAACAAAGCATACATCATCCAACTATAGACATAAATCGAGTGCGCGTAAGTAATGTCGTACAAAAACACATTCTAAAAAGGGTTTAAAATGATTTCGCTTTATAACATAAACATGTGTGACAATTTAACAAGTATAGTGAATGATTTATTTATTAAATATCAAAATAATCCGACTATTCGTGAGAAATTAGTTCAAACGATAGAAAATTTACCGACTTTTTTAGAAAATGCGAACAATACAATTCTCGAACGCGCAGAGAGAAAAAGCAAATTAGAAAGCGATTCTGAAACGTTTATTCACAAGTTTTTACATAATAACAAATTTTACTACAATACAACCAGCGAACTATTTTTTGAATATAAAAACAATAAATATATGCTGGTAAAAGAAGATGATGTACAGCACTGTATATTGTCTACACTGAGTACGAATAAAGCACTGACCGATTGGAAACATAAACTAAAGATTACCATTTTGAAAAAAATAAAGGAAAGAGATATATTCACTTGTATTCCAGAATCAGAAACAATTCAAAACGTGATAAATCGTTTGTCGGCGTCTATTTGCGATAACAAGGAAAAAGCCAAATATTTTCTTACGGTATTAGGAGATATATTATTGAAAAAGTGTAATTTAATTTATTTCGCAAACTCCAAGACGAAACAATTTATCAAGGAGTTGAACAACCTTTCGTGTATATTATTTGGAACACCCAATTTATTACATTATTTCAAATTTAAATATTATGAGCATACATTTACCGAATGTAGAAACGTGGATATTCAAGAGTTTGTCAATATTGAAAATTGGAATACCTATTTCAAGCAAGAACAAGCGCTCGATTTATTTTGCGTAGCAACGTATTATTCAAGTCGGTATGAGAATGGGGATACTTTTCTACAAGAACATTGTAAAGATGATGAGCTAAAAAAGTACGCTTTATATTTAAAAAACAGTAGTGATACAAAAATAATAGACAAGTTTTGCGAGAAAAATATCGAACATAGTGACGATTGTTCCATTTCATGGAAAAACATGCAGTATTTATGGAAACGGTTTATTGAGAGTGAAAAATTACCGAACGTATTTTTTTCAACGGCGTTAAAAACACATCTGTTAAAAAAACTAAAATATAACGAAACAGACGACGTTTATTTAGATTGTACCAGTACATTGTTACCTATTGTAAGTAAATTCATTCAGTTCTGGACGGATAATATTGAAATAAACGATAAAGAGAATGATACGTGTACTGATACGTCTACTTTTCCATGTCAAGACGACACCAGTAGCGTGAATATAAATGAAGAATTAGAGATAGACGAGTTATGTAGTTTATTTACACACCACACAAAACACAATATGAACGAAAAACATATATTAGACCTTATACGGCACTATTACCCGGACACATTAATAGAAGACGATAAATACATATTAAATGCTAGTTGTAAATTATGGAATAAAAAGCAAGATATCATAAAATCGCTTCAAAAATATAAGACGTCTTCTCCCAGTGAAAATATAACTAGTGCAGCAGACGAGATATCAATAAATGAATTGTATCAGTTTTATTGTAAAAGCAAAAAGAAGTTTATTGTTAGCAAACGCTACTTTGAAAATTTTATCAAAGAAGAATCAGACCTATATATTGTAGAAAACGATTTCATTAAGGTCAATTCTTTCACTAACATTTAGATGTCATATATTTTGGTAGATGTAATCATTTACACTGTGTAGTATTTTGATATTCCTAAATAATAATAACAAATATTTATTATTATTTGAATTCGTTTTTAGTTTTATTTTTGGGCAATGGCAATAGAAACACGTTATTATGTAAGGTATTTACTTCTTGTTGGTTCTTCTTCTCTTCTTGGTTCCGTGCTTCTTTCCCTTTTTAGTGACGGTTCCAAATACACCACTTCCCTTAGGTTGAAGATGTCCAGCCAAGTGCTTTTGTGTCTTAGCGATTTCACTCTTCCTCTTGGATACAATTCTTCCGCGATGCATCTTTAAATCGTCTCTTTTCAAACCTCCAGATGTTTGGTGGGCGGTTCCGTGCCAAACTTGAGCGCGAGAACCCTCCAACATATCGTACTTGTGATTTCCAATGTGGTATTTGCCATCAGGCTTCTTATCGTGTCTTTTGACCATTATATTTTTTAGAGAGAAAAAAATATATCTCTAAATTATCAACGCACAGCTAAAACGTATTTTTGGGCGATTGACCATAACCAACTGGTCCACCTGTTCTCTGTCCATACCCATTTACCGGATTATATTGTCGTGTCCAAGTAGCATTTCTTAAATACGGTTGAACATGAATTAACGTACTTACTCTTTGAGCTATGGTTGAACCTTGGATGATTACATTCCCACTCGAAAAATTAGTTTTTTTAATTATATTACATTTGGCAAATCTTGAATTACATATTTGAATTGGACCAGGTCTTGACGGATTATACGGTGCGGGTGCTGGTGCTGGTGCGGGTGCTGGTTGAATGATTTCTATAGTAACTGTTCCTGAACCATAAAATGATGACAATGATCCACCCCCTGTTGGAATCGGTGGAGTAGCACCAGCACTATTCAAAGCATTGATTGTAGATAATGTCAATGCTACAGTTGCTAGAGAAGTACATGATAAAAAAGCATCTGTACCAATGCTAGTGACAGCTGGTGGTATAATTATTGACAATAAATCAGTAGCACCAAAGAACGCAAATGATCCAATGCTAGTAACACTATTCGGCAATGTTATTGATGTTATAGCTGTATCCTGGAATACATAGTCACCGATCGTGAGTAAATTATTGATTGAATCAAAAGTAATTGACGCTAAATTGGAACAACCAGCAAATAACGAATACCCCAAATTAGTTATTAGTGGAGGAATGTTAATCGTGGTCAAAGACGGCGAATTTCCAAAGACATCATTACCGATTGAGGTAACACTTGTTGGTATAATTATGTTAGTCAAATTTTGCGCAAAATAGAACGCCCCATATCCAATGGTGGAAACTGTATTAGGTATAGCATAAGTCGTTAATGAGTTACCTAGTGGATATTGGTATAGCACTGATTTATTTATGTTGAATAAAACACCATTGCTATCAGACGAATAAACCGAATTAGCTGGTTCTACATTTATAGACTGTAAGCTTGTACATAGAGTGAAGGCAGTATCTGTACCGATTGAGGTGACACTAGATGGAATTGTTAAGGTGGTTAAACTACTACATTCTTGGAAAGCACTGAAGCCAATCGTAGTAAGTATGGAGACTGGTTCGAATGTTACTTCGAACAAGCTTGTCTCACCATTAAACGCATTAGCACCAATGGTTGTAACTGTTGTACCAATACTAGCTTTGGTTAATGATTGACCAGAAGGAATAACATAAGAACTAGATGTTATTGTTGTATCATTCGTAGTAGACTGACTGTTATCGCTATATGTAAATACGGTCACCATATTATTATTACTATTACTATTATTATATAATATATATTTATCGAAAACTACTCTCCAAAAAATCGACCCGTCATAGTCGATTAAAAGAAAAATTGAAACATTTAAAATGATATAAATATATAATATACACAATAGTAATTATGACGGAGCAGTCTACCCTTTCTAAATATCAGAAGTTAACGGATAAGGAGCATATCCTAAAAAAGCCAGATACATATATCGGTTCCATTGAAAATACTGACCACGAAGATTATATTTTCAACGAAGACAAAATTGTATCCAAGGAATTCCAGTACATTCCAGGACTCTATAAATTATTTGATGAAGGTATCGTAAATTGTCGTGACCATGTCATTCGACAGGCACAAGCTGTAAAAGATAATATTGAGAATGCGTTACCCGTAACAAATATTGAAATTACTATTGACGAGGATGGTACGATTCATATGTATAATGATGGAAACGGTATTGACGTAGCCGAACATCCTGAATATAAAATTTGGATTCCAGAGATGATTTTCGGTCATTTGAGAACGTCCACCAATTATGATGAAAAGAAAAAAGAAAAGATTGTCGGTGGAAAGAACGGTTTTGGGTTCAAATTAGTATTAATTTGGTCGACGTGGGGAAAAGTAGAAACAATAGACCATGTCAGGGGACTAAAATATGTCCAAGAGTTTAAAAATAATCTAAATGAAATTGGGAAACCATCTATTACTAAATGTAAAACAAAGCCGTATACTCGAGTTTCTTTCAAGCCAGATTATCAGAGACTAGGCATTGAAGGACTATCTGAAGACATGCTGGCGCTTTTCAAGAAGCGTGTATATGATGTATCCGCTATTACAGACAAAACAATCAAGGTAAAGTTCAATGGACAAGTAGTCCCTTGTAAGAATTTCGAACAATATATTGATTTATATGTTGGTTCGAAAGTGGATACAAAACGTGTATATGAACTGGCAAATGACCGGTGGGAATATGCCGTTTGTCTGGCTCCCAAGGATGAATTCCAACAAGTTAGTTTCGTGAATGGTATTTGTACATCAAAAGGCGGTAAACACGTGGAATATATTATGAACCAAATTATTCGCAAATTATGTGCTTATATCAAGACCAAGAAGAAGGTAGATGTAAAACCAAATACAATCAAGGAACAATTATTGTTATTCTTGCGTTGCGACATTGAAAATCCATCGTTTAATAGTCAAACCAAGGACGAATTAGGAACTGCCGCTAGTTCATTTGGCTCGTCTTGTACAGTGAGCGATGGATTTATTGAAAAGATTGCCAAGATGGGTGTTATGAATGCCGCATGCGCTTTAACCCAAGTAAAAGAAGACAAGGCAGCTAAAAAGACGGATGGCACAAAAAGCAAGAGCATTCGTGGTATTCCCAAACTCATTGATGCGAATTTTGCCGGAACAGCCAAGTCGGGTCAATGTACGCTCATTTTATGTGAGGGAGATTCGGCCAAGGCGGGTATTGTTTCAGGACTTTCAAAAGACGATAGAAATACAATTGGTGTTTATCCAATGAAGGGGAAGATTTTCAATACAAGAGGAGAAACATTGAAACGCATTAGCGAGAACAAGGAAATTATTGAGATAAAACAAATATTGGGTCTGGAGGCAGGTAAAAAATACACAAAAGAAACGGCATCCAGCACATTGAGATATAATTCGGTGTTGTTTATGACTGATCAAGATTTGGATGGGTCTCATATCAAGGGTCTAGGACTAAATTTGTTCCAAGACCAATGGAATTCGCTGTCTACATTAGATAATTTCGTAGGATTTATGAATACCCCCATTTTGAAGGCAAAGAAAAACGGACAAGAACGGTTGTTTTATAATGACGGAGAATATAATAAATGGAAGACTGAGAATGATACAAAGGGGTGGACAGTCAAGTATTACAAGGGTCTCGGTACCAGTACTGGTAAAGAATTCAAAGAGTATTTTGCGAATAAGAAGATTGTGTATTTTAGTCATGATGGGGCAAGCAGTGATAATATTGTAGATATGGTATTTAACAAGAAGAGAACAGAAGAGAGAAAAGAATGGCTAAGAAATTACGATAGAAATAGTTATTTAGATACAAACGATAATAATGTAAGCTATACAGATTTTGTAAATAAGGAACTCATTCACTTTTCCAAGTATGATTGTGAACGGTCTATTCCAAATATGATGGACGGACTGAAAATTAGTTTGCGAAAAATCCTATATAGTGCTTTTAAAAAGAACTTGACGTCTGAAATCAAGGTGGCACAATTTAGTGGTTATGTATCCGAGCAATCTGGATATCATCACGGTGAAGCCAGTTTAAATGCGGCAATTGTAGGTATGGCACAAGATTATGTTGGAAGCAATAACATCAACCTACTTATGCCAAATGGACAACTTGGGACCAGACTTCAAGGGGGAAAAGATTCAGCGAGTGAAAGATATATCTTTACACAATTGAACCAAATAACCAGATATATTTATAGAAAAGAAGATGACGCTGTTCTAGAATATTTGGAAGATGACGGATTTCCAGTAGAGCCAATGTTTTACGTGCCTATTATTCCTATGATTTTGGTCAATGGAGGCAAAGGTATTGGAACAGGTTTTAGCACGGATATATTGTCCTATTCTGTTGAAAATTTGATTTCCTATTTACAACGCAAGTTGAAAGATGATTCTACAGAAGAGATTGAATTTCGTCCATATTATAGAGGTTTTACGGGTACGTGCCATGAATTTGACGATGGTAAAAAGTATATCGTCAAGGGAACTTATCAAAAAATAAATGATAGAAAAGTCCGCGTCACAGAATTACCAATTGGTCATTGGACCGACGATTTTAAACAGCATATTGAAAATTTGATGGAAGCGGATAAAAACAAGAAGAACAAGGCTTTTGTCAAAGATTATAACGATATGAGCACGGATACGACGGTTGATATTGAAATTACATTTAATGACCCGATCGATGAAACAACTGACGGAACCAATCTATATAATAATTTTGAGAAGATGATGAAGTTGTACGCGTCATTAAGTACAACCAATATGCACTTATTCAATGACGAGGAAAAGCTAATGAAATTCGATAGTGAAAAGGAAATTATCGATAGTTATTTCCCGATTCGTTTGAAGTATTATCAAAAGAGAAAGGATTATATGATAGATGCTCTTCAAAAGGAGCTAAACTTACTGTCAAATAAAGCAAGATATGTTCAAGAAAATTTAGAGGGAGAAATCGACTTGAGAAAGAAACGAAAGGAGGATATCTTGGAACTGTTAAAGGGAAAGAATTACGATGTGATAGATGAAGATACTGATTACAAATATTTGCTTAAGATGCCGATGGATAGCGTGAGCGAGGAAAATGCGGAAAGGTTGTTAAAGGAGAGAGATGGAAAAGAGAAGGAATTAGTTGATATTCAGTCGACCAGCATTGAAAATATGTGGTTGAAAGAATTGGACGAGTTGAAGCAATACTTGGATACTCCCAAAGCATCAAAGGTAAAGAAGCAAAATAAAAAATAAACACCTCCTCTAAAAATAAAAAAATAAAAATACAATAAATATTCAATGTGTTTTGGAATTGGATTAGATCAATAGTTGTTAGTTGCGATTATTGGTTAGTATTTTTATTCGTAATTGTATTTGTATTTGATAATAAATATTCATACTCATATGAATACAAATCATTTTCATCGTCTACTTCATCTATTTTCTTTACTGGATCGCGCATATCTATACTATACTGTGAGCATGAACCACAATGATCTTCGTTTGCATAATCTACCATTAGGTTAATGTTTTTATTTTCACATACTTTCCATCTACCTAATGGAGTTGGTGGTGGCGTTGCCTGAAATACATTTTTAGCAATATTTATAATATTGCGTACACTGAGTCTTGTTGAAACCAACATTTTACTAATAATTTATTACTATCTATATCATGTCATTGTAACTTCAATTTTTCTTTTCGGTCGGTGTATTGTTTGTAATATCTTTACATGCGCAACATATGTGTATGTAAAGAGGTAATGTAATGTACTGCTGTATAATGTTATGTATTCTTCACATAAATAAGGTGTAATTTAGAACCAATGTTTTAGTTCTAGTGTCTTATTATTATAATCGGGTTGTACAGGACGGTCAATGGGTGTATACATAGTGCTGACATCACGCTTATAATTGATATATGCTTGGGCCTCACTGTATATTTGTTTAACACAATATCTTATTACTAAATCATTTAATGATTGAATTTGTTCTGTTATTTGATTAGGTAAATTGGTTGAACTTTGAAGAAAAACACTTCTCATGATTATCTTTAAGTTGTCACAATTTTGATTGTCTATAACATATTGTTGGTTAGAAACCTCGTATACACCGGCACGAATACCATTTTGAATAATCTGTATATTATCTTTGCTAAAAAATGCTAATGATAACGTGGAATCTTGAAAATTACCAGTCATAGCGTCGTGAAATGTAGTACAATCACTTTTAGTAGGTATTTTATCAAACAAAGAAAACTGATTCATTGGCGGACCTAATATATTTAGTCTTCCATTCGTACTTGTACAATTCATTATATATAACTTAAGCATATATAATTTTTTCTGTTTAAATTATATAATGGAGTTTAATTTTCAAAAAATAGTATTATCTATCGCAATTATTGTATTTATTATTCTAATTATTTTCATCGCAATATTATTATACCGAAGTAAATACGATGTAAAATTTCCTCCTACGATATCACAATGTCCTGATTATTGGATTGATAAACAAGACCAAAACGGTTCAGCAGATTTAAATAATAGTAGCCAAATGTGTACAAATGTAAAAAATTTAGGAAACGTTTCGTGCGATAAAACAATGGATTTTACAGGTAGTTTTTGGCAGGGTGCTACTGGTACATGTAACAAATACAAGTGGGCCAAATCGTGTGATTTAACATGGGATGGTATAACAAACAACACATCTGCGTGTTCCGCACCAGCGGTGTAAAGAGACGGTTGTATGTTTTGGTTGGTTGATAAAAATACAAATACATGTTTACATGAAATAAACATAAAAAGAATTTATGTACAATTATATACTATTTCAATAATATATGGATACAATTGATATCACTACTATTTTAAATAGAAATAAAATAGAGGACAATATAAAATCATTTTTTGTTAATTTTGAGAAAGAAAAGTCCGACCTGGGATTTAAACGTGGTATATATATCTATGGCAATCCAGGAATCGGAAAAACCATGATGGTCGAAAAGATATTGAAAGATTTAAATTATGATATAATTAAATATGATGCGGGCGACATTCGTAACAAGTCAATCATTGATACTATTACGAAACATAATATGTCTGACCGAAATGTATTGTCCATGCTTCAAAAAAAGGTGAAAAAAATTGCCATAGTTATGGATGAAATAGATGGAATGAACAATGGTGACAAGGGAGGAATTAATCAGTTAATTAAGCTAATACGACCAAAAAAAACTAAAAAACAGCGATTAGAGGAAATAACATTAAATCCGATTATTTGTATCGGTAATTACCACATGGATAAAAAAATAAAGGAACTTATGAAAGTATGTCATAGTTATGAAATAAAAAATCCTACCGCAAAGGAGATGGAGAATTTATTGATGAAATTAATGCCATCAATTGACAGTGTTCTTAAGAAAAATTTATTAAATTACATTCAAGGTGATTTGCGAAAATTTAACTCTATATTTAATATATATAATAAACAGCACGTGTTGCTAAAGAACGAAATCATTCAAAACGTATTTCAGCCTAAGACGTATAATGAAGACAGTAAGAAGATAACACAGAGATTAATTAATGGTAGTTTTGATTTGAACGAACATAATGTTATCATGAATGAAACCGATAGAACTATTGTTGGACTACTGTGGCATGAAAATATTGTGGATGTATTAGCAAAGCAACCATATGATACCTCATTCCCGTTTTACAATAAAATTTTGGATAACATGTGCTTTGCTGATTATATTGACAGAATTACTTTTCAAAAACAAATATGGCAGTTTAACGAAATGAGCTCGTTAATTAAAACATTTTATAATAATAAATTGTACCATGAAACCTTTCCAAAAAAAACGAAGTTTAATCCAACCGAAGTGCGATTTACAAAAGTATTAACAAAATACAGTACGGAGTATAATAATTATCTGTTTATTCAAAATTTATGTTTTATGCTGTCAATGGACCAAAAAGATTTGTTTACCTTTTTTCACAGTTTACGCGAGGAAAAAACTGAAGAAGAAATATACGAAGTATTTGAAAATTATGAAATAAATAAATTAGATATTAAACGAATGTATCGCTATTTGGATAAACATTGTTTATCGGATATAATAGATGAAGAAGAAGGTAACATATCTATGACTAGTAATTTGTAAAAATTATATTATGAAATAAATATTATAATATGATTTTTGTTTGTCGTGTCTGCCGACGGCTAACTGGTAGTTGTGTATCTTTGTCTTTGTCTGCCGACAGCTAAGGTGGTAGTGGTGTCTTTGTCTTTGTCTGCCGACAGCTAAGGTGGTAGTTGTGGCACTGGTGGTTGGACATCCGTTTCTACCGATGGCTGAGGTAATGGTGCTGGTTGCGCCTCCCCGTATGTTTTTAATTTCGCAAGCAATGTAGTATTTAACTGTTGTAATTGTGCTATACGTGTGGCTTGTCCTTGTATTTGTGTCTGTTGTTGTTTTATCAACTCCACTACTTGCGGTGTAGTTAACACGGTAGGTGGACCTCCATTTTGCTGGATAGTAATTTGTTGACAATTCTTTGCTTGGTCTTCTGCCGCTTTTCTACGTTTTTCTTCCATCTGTAACATTTGTTTCAATACGTCTGGTTTCATAGACGCGTCTCCAGGACTGTAATTCTCCAATTTTGAATCGATATTTAAATAGAACTCTTTTAATTCGGGTTGTTTTATAAAATCGTCTATTGTCTTGCTACTCTCCTTTACGAATTGGTTAGGATTTTCTAGTAATTTACGTTTATCAAATGTATTCTGTTCATGTGAAAATACCAAAATTACCTTTTGCGGGTTTAACTGAACTAACGGAACAGTATAGTCTTTTAAAAATGCTTTTTCTTCTGCCAAGCATGCCTCCTCTTCGTAACGATTGTTTTTTAACAATTCTCGTCTAAAAGCAAATGTTCCAGCAGTTGCGTGTGTGTCTTTGTAAGGACCAAATTGGTACATTTTTTCAATATGTTTGAAATAAATATAAATTTCACTGCTACCAGCACATAGCGCATGTGGGTTGGCTTGTAATGTTTCGACGGCATGACTTACTCGTTCTGGTGGATAATAATCGTCGTCGTCCATATAGACCAATATATCACCAATACTCTTGTCATGTACTAAATTTCTCTTTTTACCAAGTGTCATCTTTTCATCGTATTTAAAATACCTTACGTTAGGATGGTGTTTTACTAAATCTTCAATTTTGTCGGTTCCATCATCTATGATAATCCATTCCATTCTATGTTTTGGATAAGTTTGGTGTTCAAAACATTTCAACATAGCCGGAATAAAGGGTCGTCTGTTAAATGTAGGTGTACATATACTTACAAATGGATATTTACTATCTTTTGGCGGCATACGTGGTGGTTTTTCAGGTTCGTTTATTTCTAATTCAGTCATATTATTGTTACCGTTGTTATTATGTATTTGTTTATTCACATTTCCATGGTTCGATTGAGGATTTTTATTCTTGTTCTTGTTATTTTTTCCCATATACATATTAACATATAATTCTTTCTATACCATATTACGGATTATTAATTTATTCTATGTTATTCCGTTTTATTCTGTTTTATTCCGTTTTATTCCGTTTTATTCAATGGGTTTACAGATGGAGGAATAAGACCGCCTATTAAAAATATTAATACCATGGGCAAAGCGATCATTGTTTGTAAATTGGTAAAAGCGGATACAATAGTCATAATAAAGAATAATAATAACAAATAATAACTATTGAATTTGTTTCCCATTATTTCCATTATTTTTTTACTATTTAGCATTACTGGCAATAATACAAAACTAAAAATAAGACCAAATACTTGGAAAAAGGTTAATATGACAGGTACCGACCACGTCCATCCAAAAAATAGACCCAGTATAGAAATAAAAAATCCCCAATTTTGATTTTCATTCCAAAACACACTGACTAAAGTTGGTATCCACCAAAAAGAAGCTACTAATATGATAATACCAAATACAATAGGACCTAGCACAAAGGGCACTATATCTTTCATTGATTCTGGAACTAAAGAACAGGTAGACCCTATAAAACCAAACATGCCTTTTACAAATCTACGTAGTAATGAATATGAATACTTTGCTTTGTTGGGAAACCAATTCGCAATCGTCGAGCCAAACGTCCTTTCTCTGCTCTCCATTGAATATGGAAATCCATACTCGAACATTCCACTAAAATACTTGTTGTCGAATAAGTTACTTTCGGTAAAGTCAATTGGAGCACCACAACTATTTGAATTTGAACCTCCTTTCATCTTTTTGCCACCTTTTTGAGTAGCAGATAAAACACCCTCGTTATTGGTTGATTTAGAGAATAATGGTGGTAATTTATTGCCTGCCTTGTCTTCGTCTGTATAAGGACGTTGATTTACATCACTTGGAAAAAACAAATCCAGGTTAATTCTTGTATAATATACAAAATTTGCCCCTAATAACCCTACAATTAATACGATACAAAATGATGTTAATACGCTAACGCCAAATGTTTTCCAGTTGTTTTTAGAGGTATCCTTATTATTGTTTTCATTATTCTCATCATTGTCGGCATTCTTATCAGACATGTATATATTTAATATATATAAATATAAAATTGTAAAATTACAAATATATAACTGTATGTAAATATACTTTCTAAAAACAACACGCGATCATAAATATTGTAGTTATATTTCTATAGACTATAAACCAGTTATTTAGTGGATGTAGTTGAAACTTTAATCTAAACATAAAATATATGATAGAGCAAATATTTTTAATCGGCGTAGTTTTAATATTTGTGTATTTTATTTATCAACAATATATATTTCAAAAAAGCATATTTTTTGACCCCATTGCCGAAGGGTTTACACCTCAACAAGTGAATGCTATAATACAACCTCCTGGTTCTTATCAAATAGGAACGACTGACCCTGCCTACATAAAGGAAAAGCAAATTTTAACTGTTAGTAATGGATATACAGAGAAGAACATGAACAATTTAAAACCCAGCTCACCTGAACCATTTGACAAAGAAACGACCGATACATTGGGAGATTTTCCTGGGGCAGAACAAGAAAACTATGATCTTCCTACCACCGAGTTTGAATATCCAAATGATTATAAATTTACAGTCGACTATACGTGTCGTAGAACGGCTACTGGAATGTTTTCAGATTGTGGCGTATATTCAGCCAATACTGCTTGGACGGCTGACCCATATAAGGGTTTGAATTGCCCTTTAACTAACACTGAGACCCCTAAAATGACGACTACTGTTTCAAATAAACGTGAAACTAAATATGGACCTCCAAGAAGGACCGGTATAAGTAGTATGGGTACTTCAATGTTACGATGATAACAATATCAATATCAATATCAATATTTAGCATAGCTTTTTACTTCACATATATCCGAGTTATAGCATTCGTTAATAGATGATTTTAACTCAAAACGGTAATCATTTGTAATATATACCGAACGTGCTAACTCGATAAATTCCGCATCAAATAGTGACTGTGATTCTTTGTTACGAATATTATCTTCTATATTCCATAACTTTTCATTGACATTTTTCAACGCGTTCAGTTTATCTTGTGATACATTACATTGTTCAACCAAAGGTTTCAAGTGTTGGATTTCATTTTTTATTTTGTTTAGCTTATTAGTATCCGTTATTTTTTCTATCTTTATTTGCAAAATTGTGTATTTATCGCATAATTCTCCAATAGAGATAGGCACAGAAACTATAGACGAAGTCATATAATATTATATATTGTATATGTTTATGTTTATGTTTATGTTTATATAAATTCTTGAATATATGTAAAAATATAAACATATAAATATATATAAAAATACCTGATATAATTGTATTATACGCGTAGTACTATGACACAATTTAAAAAGTCATTGGATAAAATAGATATACTTATGATAAACCATCAATATGATGATGTAATACAATTTTGTAGCGAATTGTATATTAATAAATCACCTAATTCTAAGTATCTAGAACATATATTAAATGCCTATAAGCAAAAGCAATCCAACAACGTTAATAAAAATAATATTAATAATGCTATACCGCATTTTCAAAAATTACTTAACTATACTCCACCAAGAACTCCCGAATTTTGTATTCTCCATAATGAAATAGGAATGTGCTATGCTAATTGTAAGGACCATAAAAGAGCGATTGACCATTTCAAACAGATATTACTTGTCAAAAATGACATACCAGATGTGTTTAATAATATTGCGGTATGTCATATTGCGTTAAAAGAGTATAATGCTGCTCTCGTTTGTTTAAATATATCTCTACGTTTGCATGAGTGTGATGATGTTTATATTCGTATAGGTGAAGTAAATTTGTATATGAAACGTTATGATGCCTCTATTAAAGCATATAAATCTGTACGAAACCCGTCTGATATGGATTTGTATAATTCATGTTTCCCCTATTTAGCAACGAAGCAGTTTTTAATTGGATATAAATTGTATGAGTGTAGATTAAAACGCAATGATATCTCTCCCCAGACAAATCAAATTTCTCGTGTTGAAATCCCATCAATACCATATTGGAACGGAACCGATATATGTGACCATATAATGATAATATATGAACAAGGTATAGGTGATAATATACAATATTTCCGATTTATTATTGAACTGTCCAATAAATATCCCAACTTAAAAATAACTTATTTTTGTAAATCAATCATATCTCATTTGTTCAATATAGAACCATATAATAATATTATTATTCGTGACGATTCCCAACAAATTGATTTATCTATTTATGACAGAAAAATATACATCATGTCGTTGCCATATATTTTAAAATTGCAAACAATTACACTGAATACTATTAATTATATTACGGAAGATGTAAACAACAATGTCGTATGGCAAGAAACATTGTCTGTTTTCACTACTAAGTTAAGAGTCGGTATACTATATAGTGGATTATTGGTTTCATATATTGACAAGCAAATCAAATTGTCCGACTTCAAAGATATTTGTATAGATGATAGAATTCAAACCATTTGTCTTCATAAAATGGACGACAGTATATTATCTGACTTTTCAAGCATCGATTTTGCCGATAAAATAATGAAATATGATATTGATAAACATAAATCATTTTTTGATACAGTAGCTATATTGCGCAATATAGACGTTTTAGTTACTATCGATACGTCAATTGCCCATTTAGCCGGTGTAATGGGAATAAAAACCCTCCTACTTATTGGTTATACAAGCGAATGGCGTTGGTTTGATACCGATGATAAAATATGGTATGAATCGGTTGAAATTATTCGAATGGTCGAGCAGAAACCATTATCTAACTTATTACCAAGAATTAAGAATATTCTTATATCCGAATATGAAAACAAATATTCCAACCATTCGGATACGCTATAAGAAAATATATTTTACTAAAATGTAATAAAATATATTTACTAGATCGGTTGAACCGAATAATTATTGTTTAACGCGCATACATTAGACCACAATTGCCACCAATAAAGGTTATCAAATTATATCTCTCTTCAAATACAGTCATATTATAGTTGTAGTCATATATTCTCCATGTAGGTTTATTTATACCGATTATCTCTCCGCTTGATGGGTCACATATTGTATATGTTTGCGCTTCCGGATCCAATGGAGGACTATATGTAGTGAATTCCAATTGGATGTCGCGAAATTTGCTCATATTCATAGCACCGGATGGTTGAAAATCAAATGGATCGTTATGAATCGCAAAACTATAATTATAGAGTCCATCCGGCGCATTACCCGATGTTCTTACATATTTTTCAACATAATTATAGATACCCGCGTCTAAAATATTTTCTCTGTATTTTCCATCCAACAATATTCCCAACTGAAATAATATTTCCTTTTGGTTTTGAGGAGCAAAAACACCCGTCGTAAAATAACCGGTATGAGCTCCCGTTGCTGGATTATATCCTGGCCCAATTCCGGCCACGGTTATAGGGTTACAATCTAATACCCAATTACCAGAAGGATCGGCAAAATCTACCTCTTGTGGCAAATAGTTGTATGGCCAGTTTGTGTAATTACTCCACTCGTTTCTTAAATTTATATCAGACCGCTGAAACGTCCACATCCACGAGGCAACCATACCCATTGTGTTTTCTAATTTTACACGCTGACTACCAGTAACATTGAAAAACTTCCAATCGTAAATCGATTTAAACAAATACTTCTGCTCTCTTGCGGCAAAGACCTTTGACTCTTCTTCTGATAAAAAGCCGTAGGTAGAAATTAAATGAATATCCGCATTCCAATTGGTTCGTTTGTCTTGATATGATAGTGTATTTAATGAAATGTCCGGCGGAGGTTGTAAAAAACGATAAAACTGCTGTAATGACTCGTTGAAATTTGGCTGAATATATGGGTAATTGTTTTCTTGGTCGGTTACATCACGAATAACTATTAATTCTTGAACTGGTCTTAGCGTAATATTAATTTCCAACTCATTGTATTGAAGGGCCACTAATGGAAAGGCCATTTTCGCTGCTAAAGTAAACCAAAAATTAATGGGGATGTATAATTTTCTAGCTCTAATGGATGGTTCTGGTCCAACTGGATTTGTAGTATAATAGGCGTTTGGGTAAGCATTCACTCGTGAACCAACATTTCCGGGATCATTTAGTTCCGGAACATTTCCACTCATTTTATCATACAGTTCTTTTTTCTCTGCTGTGAAATCGCGCTGAATCATGGCCAATAAGTAAGCCCCCGAATACCTATTTAGTGTTTGTCCACCAACGACGATTTCAACTTCTTCAATCATTTGTGTACCCAAATTATCAATCCATTTGAATTCATACGGTGCCCAGTTTCCAGAACAATCTTGTGGAGGATAAATTGGACTCCATATTGTCGGTAACTGAACTACTAAATAAGTATCCAATAATAGTTCCGCATATCTCTTCATTCGAAACGTAAATTTAGATGATTCTGACATTCTCAAATTACGTAATCCATCAAAATCCAGTCGAAACTTTTGTAGTCCAAAGTTCGTATATTTTTTATAAGTTGTTTTAAAAAAGGTCTTTGATGGATTTCCATTTAAATATACATTTTGATTTCCATATGCTACTATATTTAATAATCCTCCTGGCATTGATATATATATTTATCATACAATAAATATATTTAACTCGTTACAATTATAATAATATTACTCCTTACAAAATGGACAATATTACTGTATTTGAATGAATTATTTTTTCATCATGTATTATAAGTACCTATGGAGAACATTAAAAATACTCAACAAATGTTTTCAAAGATGTTTATGGAACAAAATAAGGCCACTATGGTGAAATATATAGCTTATTTTATAATCGTTATTTTAGTAATAGGCATGGGTGCTTATATTATCAATAAAATACGTCTCAATAACAATAACTGTAAAACGCTTGACCAACTATACAAGGGTTTCCCTATGATTTCTTCGATTAACCCGGATGATGCTACATATAAATATTTATTGAGAGATTATTACATTAAAACGGCTTACAATTGTTGCTCTGGCGGAGAATTTAAAAACGATTATGTTAATATATGTGCTTTGAAAACATGTATTTCGCAAGGTGCCCGTGTTCTAGATTTTGAAATATACTCCATTGACAATGTACCCGTCGTTGCCACATCTTCTGTTGACAACTATAAAGTAAAACAAACCTATAACCAAATATATTTAGAAGAAGCTTTACAAGTGGTCAATAATTATGCTTTTAGTGGTGGATCTTGTCCTAATCCAAATGACCCGTTGATATTACACTTTAGAATTTCCAGTGCTAACGACAAAATGTATAAAAATATGGCCGATGTTATTTATAATACGATTCAACCTAGATTATTAGACAAAGAGTATAGTTATGAATATACTGGACGCAATTTAGGTAGTGTTCCCTTAACCAACTTTATTGGAAAAATTATTATTTCGGTTGATCGTGCGAATCCTGTTTTTGAAAACACGCCTCTCAAAGAATATGTCAATATTGCGTCCAATTCTATTTTCTTACGAGCATCGCGCCAATATGATATCGTCAATACACCTGATTCAACTGAACTAATTGAATATAATAAAAAGAATATGAGTTTTACTATGCCCGACCTTAGTGTATACAATAATAATGTGTCGCCCGTGTTAAACTTTAATTATGGGTGTCAATGGGTAGCTATGAGCTTTCAAAATTTTGACGCTAATATGCAATATTATAGTTTGTTCTTTGATAAGGTAGGACACGCGTTTGTACTAAAGCCTGAAAATTTGCGCTATGTTCCGGTTACTATACCCGACCCAACCCCGCAAAATCCAGCCAACTCGTTTACTACACGCAATGTATCTACTGATTATTATTCGTTTAGCGTGTAGTTACATCATTGGTATCCAACAATATATAATAATTTTTTATACTTATTATATATATCAACAAAAATGGCTACATGTGACAAAAAATTAACATTGGAAGAAAAGGAAATTGATATATTAAGAAATGCTATAGACATTGCTGAAAAACGCAAAGGTAGACAAACGGTAAGTGATCCTGACGTGAAAAAAATTATTTCTATACTGGAAACCTTCCTCAAAAAGAAACGGCTAGTTTGTTATGGTGGAACCGCTATTAATAATATTCTTCCATTAGATGACCAATTTTACGACAAAGATATTGAAATCCCGGACTACGATTTCTATAGTCCAAATGCTTTAGATGATGCCAAGGAACTCGCCGATATATATTATGACGAGGGATTCCAAGAAGTAGAGGCAAAAGCAGGGGTTCATCACGGCACATATAAGGTATATGTTAATTTTATTCCTGTGGCAGATATTACTTATTTAGAAAAACCACTATTTAAACGTGTTCAAAGTGAATCTATACGCGTATATGGCATTTTATATTGCCCTCCTAATTTTCTTCGTATGAATATGTACTTGGAACTGTCTAGACCTGCCGGGGATATAAGCAGATGGGAAAAGGTATTGAAGCGACTTATTTTATTAAATAAAAATTACCCTTTAAGAGGAAAACATTGTGATCCCAACTTATTTCAAAGACAATTTGAAAGTATAGATAGCAAAAAGGAAGAACAATTGTATTACACCGTGCGTGACTCATTTATTGACCAAGGATTAGTATTTTTTGGTGGATATGCCAGTTTCCTATATTCAGAATATATGCCCGCAAAGCAAAAAAAACTATTTCAGAAAACACCCGATTTTGATGTTCTCGCTGATGAGCCAGAACAGGCGGCTACTATGCTAAAAGAGAGATTAGAGGATTTTGACTACAAAGGAATACAATTAGTGAAACATGCTGGAATCGGTGAACTTATTGCGCCACATTATGAGGTAAGGGTAAAAATAAATAATATTGAAGAGACCGTTGCGTTTATCTATAAACCATTGGCCTGTCATAGTTACAATGTTATCAAAAAAGGAAACAAAACGGTTCGTGTCGCTACCATTGATACAATGTTGAGTTTTTATTTTGCCTTTTTCTATAGTGATCGTGATTATTATGATGAAAACCGTATATTGTGTATGGCTCAATACTTATTTGATGTTCAACAACGAAATAGACTTCAACAAAAGGGTTTGTTAAAACGGTTTAGTGTTAATTGTTATGGAGAGCAAGAAACGTTGGAGTCGATGAGAAATACAAAGGCTGAAAAATACAAAGAATTAAAGGGACAACGCGATTCAAAAGAATACGAATCCTGGTTTTTACGTTATATTCCATTCGAAGAAAGGACGGAGAAGGAGGAGAAACGTGCAAACCGGGCAAAACAAGTCAAAGGAACCGGAAAGGGGTCCAATAAAAAATCAGTCACTTGGAAAAAAACAAAGGGCAAACATACACGAACGAAGAAAAATAAATCAAAGACAGTATTTGGCCTTTTCTAGATCCCACATGACGTGATGTGATATAATCGGATCACCTAAAGTCGGGGTTCCATATTTTTTTACCATTACATATATTTATGATATGAATATTTGTAATCTCTTTGGATAAAGCAATTGAGGCATGTTCAAAATCAATTATCCAAATTTTACCATATTTGGCCTTATCTTCTACGAAATTATACCCTGTTAAATCCGGGTATTCTATTCCATGTAATACAAGCGTACGCACTATTTTAACGACCTTGTCGAAAAGTTCATCCGGTACATCCGTGGCATTTTCACCATAATTATGCGACAAGTTATTCTTACCTACTTTCATCATAACCATTGTTTTATTTGCCTCATCATACTCAATAATCTCAGGTACATTTACAATATTCAATTGATGAACATATTTTTGCATAAAATATTCGCGGTGGTCTACGTTATGTTTTACGTAATATACGTCTGGTTCAGATAGATATTTTTTCATATCCATTTCCATTTCCATTTCCAATACCAATAATATATTATGTAAAAATACTTTATGTCGTAATTACACGGTTAAATATAACATTATATCTCTCCATATATATTTAAATACGGATATATGTTGCTGTATAAACGTGTCGTTCTTCCAAGTTTCTGGTAATAAATTATCTATACGAAGACCAACACGAAAAATATAAAAGAGAATTACGTATATAATTTCTCTCAGTCGAAATAATAATATGTCAATCATGCTCCAGTCATTCACATAACTACACATGTTATTCGGGATATTCTTTTCAAAAAAACTATGGGTGTCCATCAATCCTTCAAGCAAACGCGGGTAAATATTCTTTTCATTTTTAATAAAAATCATCTTTTTAAACTTATCCATGCTCTGTAAGTTTAAGAACAATATCTTTCTTTTTCTTGTTCGAGACTTGAACATATACGGGAACGCTCCATCAATACAACCATCATTGTCAGTAGGTCTTCTATCTATTAAATAAGGAACGTAGAGAGATTTGATTATATTATCAATTAATTCAGCCTTTGACTTGTATTTTCGTTTAACTATTTGTTTCCCCTTTATTGTATCGAAATATGTCAAATAAAACCGATTGTTTATTATCGTCATATCTTCTTCTTTTATCACATCTGTCAGTTTTTTTTTGAAAATGTCCACAACCTTTTTAAGGTCCTGATGCTTTCTTAAATATTTATAACTATTGTTACATATATCTATTGACATATCCATTTTATTTAGTAAAAATAATACCCCTAATATTGCTCCTATGCTACAACCGGACACTCTTTTTATCTTTATTTTCTCTCTATGTTCCAATTCCTTTATATAGAGTAGCCCGCCCAGCATGTATATGCCATTAAACGCTCCTCCATCTAATACTACATCTAATTCGCGAGGCAAATGCTTTTCTGGTATATTTTCAATCAAGGTATTTATAAATGTTTGTAACGCCATGTGGCTTATGTTTATGTTAGTTTATATAAATTTTTCATTTTATTTACACATTGTATATGACAAATCAACGTCCATCATGGCAAGAATATTTCAAAACAATCACCGAGTATACAGCGAAGCGTTCTCCGTGTGAAAGATTACAAGTCGGGTGTCTATTGGTAAAGGACAATCGTATCATTTCGCAGGGTTATAACGGGTTTTTACCAGGTGCTCCACACGAATCTAAAGTGGTTGATGACCACGAACAGGCAACAGTACATGCTGAACAAAATGCGATTACAGATTGTGCTAAACGTGGTGTTAGTAGTGATGGATGCGATGCCTACATTACACACTACCCATGCGTCAATTGTATGAAAATATTATGCGCCGCTGGAATAACAAATATATTCTATGTAAATGATTACAACAACGACCCACTTGTTGAATATTTTCAGAGTATATCGAATATTCAACAAATTACTAAACTATAACTATAACGACAACATTTCCTAGAATGTATATATTGTATACACTTTGTTATATTATATACACTAATGTATCGTATTTAGCATCATAAATGCTGTAGATGAGTGAGAGTCTTAGAAATGACATAATACGAAATACCAAAAAACAAACTGTTGATAATATAGCCAGTTAAATTGGGATTACCATCACTATTAAAAAGAGACGGTAAAACAGTCAATATCTTACTTCGCACAACTGGTAACTGAAATATAAAGTATAAGAGAACAATAATAATTGGTATTTGAAATTCATCGTACAATATTTCCAATGAATCGCGTGAATTCTGGTTTTTTATTCTCCTTGCTAATATTTCTTGTTCTGTATCCGTGTTTTCAATATAATCATGTTGCTCTTGTTGTCTTGGCACATAATTCGCTTTCACTTGTTCGTCTGAAAAATGTACAGTATTCGTCGGGATATCGCGCGACGGTAGAGTAGTTGCCCCACTCGCACTTGCTTGTTGAATACCCGTTATCATCTCATTCATCATTTTTTGTTCATTGATGGCAGACGACTCGTTATTGGAAGACGGACTAATGACGTTTGGACTATATGTAGTAGACTTTTCACTTGTTTGTAGCACTACATTTTGACTACCCCCTCCAGAACTTGGATCAGTCGGCAAATCAGCTAAACTCGTGGTATCATTCATAATCTAATATATTACTAAGAATGATAGATGACAATAATTACGCAAAATTCACGGTTTTCTTCTTAATGTCGCACATAATGGTTTCCGTTTCGTATTTGAAACACTGGTCTCCATACTTATAGACCTTTTTCTTGATATCTTCTAAACTTGGAGCAATAAATTCGAGGCAGTTTCGCCCTACACATCCTTTTCTGAACAACGTAGCAAGTCCGAGACCTAATAATGTGGACATGATTATCTTTCCTGTTTCCGTACGAAATAATTTTTCAAACGCCATTATGATTAGACCTATATATTAGTTATATATAATTTTATCGCTATAGGTTCGTATTATACTTGTAATTATACCTGTATTGGCACTTCTTCCGCGTCATTTGAACATTTCACTATATTCTGTTTTAATTGAAAACAATTGTCTGTTTTATCACTAAACTGAAATAGATGCCTGTTATCATTTGTTGGATATACCGTTATTTTTGTAGGTGCCGGACTGTTAATATATACACATAGTAGTCCAAATAAAAAGCTCAACATAAACACGCGAAAATTTATTGAAACCATTATTTTTGACTATATATTTTATATATATATTTTATTACTACGATTCATTGTCACTATCACTGTCTCTTGATATACCTTTCAGAGTAGACCGTTTAGCATCTATACTACCCATATCAAAATATTCCACCGACGGATTTTCAATGGAAATGGATA